TCATTCCGCGTACTGCGGGTAGTAGGTGAACTTCGGGGCGATCTGCTCGGAGGTGAGTTCCGGCACCGTGAGGTTGCCGGTGACCAACACGTCCTGGTTGCACCAGGAGCCGCCAAGGTCCACGAGTCGACCACCAGGCTCCATCTCCCAGTCGGCTTCGGAGAGCTTCACGACGACATCACTGCCGCAGATGAACGCACGGCTCGCCTGGGTGATGATCCACTTGGCGCGTGCCACTTCCCCTTCCCCCACCCGACAGCACCTCTCTGCCATCCGCCAGAGCAGGCGCCACTCGGTTCCTGGGGTCAGCGGGCCGACGTATGCGACCTGTTGGTCATCTACGAGCGTGCTTGCATAGCCGAAGACGGGCCCGAACATGGAGAAGGCTGTGAACCGACCCCGGCCCTTCGCTCCTTCGGCAGTTGCCATGAAAGCTCCCTGTTTGTGCTGAGTCCCGGACCGTGAGCGCCGGACTCTAGCGGCTGGTACTGACAGCGGCCGGCATCAGCAGCACGGGCCGTCGCCGCAGCACGTCGGCTCGTTGCAGTCGGCCTTGGTGCCCCACAGGGACTCGTCCACCGCGTAGCCGTGGGCGCGGATCTTGGCCACCACGTCGACCATCGTGGCCTTGTCCCGGTACCGGGACTTGGGGGCGTGGTGGATGAAGCGGCCGTAGCGCGACTGGCAGAAGTCGGCGTACTCCTCCGTGTGGAGCATGAACGTGTGCCAGCCGGGGTCCACGACCTGAGAGGGCGACATGCCCTCACCCGTCTGGCCCATCACGTCGAGGAACGCCAGGGCCTCGTTCATGATGCGCTCGGCCATCGAGCGCTCGTGCCCGTACTCCTCGGCGCAGAAGTCCACGAGGCGCTCGAACAGCTCGGGCGACACCAGGTCCCTGCCCTGGAGCAGAGCGACCGGCCTTTCAGGTGCCACAGTCATTCGGAAGTCCTCTTTCCCTCTGAACTGATACGCACTTGCTGACCCACCCCGGCCCGATCTGTGACGTCCAGAGTCGGGGTGGGCGTTGTGCTCCGCCCCCGAGGGGGTTGGGCCGTGGGGGAAACGACCGGGGAGTCACCTCGGGGACGGAAGATCAAGAGGTCAGCCGCCAGTAGGCGGCCATGACCGAAAACGAGGCAAGGATCATGAGCCCCTGGAAGATCCACTGGCGCCAACCGAGTGGGCGCCTGTGTCGGCCTCCGGACTGGCGAAGATGCCGACCGCGAGGGCGGCCATCACCGCGAGGAGCGCCAGGACGTAAGCGAGCTGCTGCGCCCTGGGACTCACGAGACACCCGTCCCGCTCCTCTGCGTGTAGACCCACAGGAATCGGCGGGTGAGGCTCGCGACCTCGCGCATGAAGAAGTAGGCGGCGAAGGCTGGGGCGTCCGGCGCAGGGCGATTCTTCAGGTCCAGCAGCCTGTACGCCTTGGAGTACAGCCCCCTGACCGTCGAATCCTCGTCCGCGCCCAACTCCTCAGCTAGGAGTCGCTCCAGGTGACCGATCAGGATCGGCGTCCTCTTGTCGATGTCCTCGCGGGTCGACGTGCCCAGCTTCATGACGAGGGCAGTCTCGGTGCTGTCCCCGATCAGCTCCACGTCGATCGGCGGGTCGTCGACGTTCGGAGCCTCGTGTCTCTCACTCACGGTGGACACCACGCATCTCCCCTCGGTACCGCACCACAGCGCGGGTTCCTTGGCTGCTCGGGTTCGTTGACGAACGTAGAGCGGCCAGCGCCCAAGTCCCAAGCAGATTGCGCGAGTTTGCAGCAAGCCGATTGACGGCCTCGAACGACCTCGCGAACATCGTTGTGTCGCGCAATCCGGCGCAAGGCAGCGGACGGGAGAGCCACCATGAAGCTACGGTTCCTTGGTAAGAACTCCACCCCCGGAGACAGCCCCACCCTGTACGCCAGTGATCAGGACACCTACGTCATCCAAGGTTGGAAGGTGTACGCGAACGACTTGCTCATGCAGCTCGACGTGCCGGCGGGGCAGACCGTCATCGAGGTGCCGACCGAGTTGTTCGAGCACCTGTCCAAGGACGGCCACGCGTCCGGCGAGATCAAGAAGTTCGACGCCCCGATCATGCTCGTCACCGAACAGGGAACGTGCGTCCTTCAAGGCCCGGAGATGCACGACGCCGAAGCCTTGAGCCAGATGCGCATGCCCGACTATGAGACCTGCATCGAGGTCCCCAAGTCCTCGATCACGGCCCTACTGGAGGAAGACAGTGGACCTGATCACTTCCGCGCAGCGTGACGAGCTGTTCAACCAGTTCGAACGTGACGCCTTCCACCTGGAGTTGAGGGACGACTACGGGTCGCCCATCGAGGACACTCCGTACGCCCGATGGAAGAGGGGCGAGCCTGACGACTATGCCTGGCTCGACGACTGGAAGGCGCTGATGAAGCGCGTCACGGGCGAGGGCAAGACGGTGCGTCGCGTTCGGGTGGTTACGGAGCCACACAGCCAGTACGTCACCTGGGAGCACTCGCTTACGCACCTCAACATTGAGGTGGGCGAGGACATCCGCTGGCTGCCGCGACACATGCTGCCCGAAGGGATCACCTTCCCCGCGCAGGGGAATGACTGGTGGTTGTACGACGATCGCCTTCTCGCCGTGGGTCACTTCGACCCCGAAGGTCGAGTCCTCGGGTCGGAGATCGTCGAAGACCCCGACACTGTGGCCGAGTGCATCCGCCTGCGCGACCTGCTCTGGGCCGTCGCCATCCCGCACGCCGAGTACAAGCCCTGACCCTTCGGTGAGCAATCAAGCACAAGAAGCACGAGAGGCGCTGGGTGCCCGGCTTCGCGGATTCCGTAAGGATGCGGGGTTCGAGAGCGGCCGGGCATTCGCGCTGGCTACTGGGTGGGCGGAGTCGAAGGTTTCCCGGATCGAGAACGGGAAGCAGAACGCGAGCGAGCAGGACATTCGTACCTGGTGCAGCAGGACCAACCGCGACGACCAGGTGGATGACCTGATCGCCACAGTGCGTCATATCGACGAGCTGTGGCTTGAGTGGCGCCGGCAACTGGCGACCGGCGCAGAGAAGAGGCAGAAGGCAGCCCTGCCGGTTTACTCGAAGACCAAGGTCTTCCGGATCTGGCACCCCACGCTCATCTGGGGGACGCTCCAGACTGCCGAGTACGCGGCCGAGACCTTCAGGCAGGTCCGCGACTACTACGAGATTCCCGACGACACGGAAGCCGCCACGGCCAAGCGGCTTGAACGTCAGCAGTACCTGTACCAGGGCGACAGGATCTTCAACGTTCTGCTCGCTGAGCAGGCGCTGTATACCAACTTCGGTGGAGCGGAGGTGATGAAGGGGCAACTCGACCGACTATTGGCGGTGATGCGGCTCGCTCGGTTGAGCCTGGGCATCGTTCCGCGCTCTGCCCCCATGCGCATCTGGCCTGGCAATTCCTTCTCGATGTTCGATGACAAGCTCGTTCTCGTCGAGACGTACTCGGCCGAGTTCTCGGTTACGCAACCGCGTGAGATCGAGCTGTACGCCAAGGCGTTCGCCCTCTTGCAGCAGTCGGCGGTCTACGGGACCGCCGTTCGAGACCTCATCTTCACCGCGATTCAGCACTTCGACCGGATGCCGACCGACTAGGAGACGATCACAGTGGAACCGAACTGGCGGACCAGCTCTTACACGAAGTCCGATAGCTGCGTCGAAGTGGCGGACAACGACCCGGCGAAGGTCATGGTCCGAGACACGAAGGACCGCAACGGCGGAACCCTGAGCTTTCCGCCGTCGTCCTGGGCTGTGTTCATACAGCACGCGACGGAAGTCAGGCTGCCGGGCTGAGGGCGACGAGGAGGGGGCCCGCCGCCTTGCTCCAGTCGCGCCCGGCCTCGACCGCGGATTTGCCGGCGGTAGTGATGCCGTCCCGAACGGGGGCGAGGAACGTCTTGCGCCAGTGCTCCTGAGTGTCCGGGGTCATGCCGCTCGCGGTGACAACCGCGCCGATCTTCTCGTCCAGGACCGCAGCCGCCTGGCTGAAGTCGTCGCCGGTCCACTCGTCCGCGTGCTCGGCGACCAGCGCCCACGTCATCTTGAACATGGTCACAGCTTAACTCGGGAACGTGCGGAAGGGACCTCCTTAATGGAGGTCCCAACTTTACACACCGGCGGGGGAGTTAGCGGACCGGACAGGCGCCGGTCGAGCACTCCTCGTCAGTCGAGTCCTCGATCCGGTAGGACTCGTACTCGTCGAACTGCTCACGGCTGATCCGCTCGTACGGAGCCTGCGGCCTGGTCCCGTCGACCATGACCGTGGTCCCCTTCAGGTGGGGCAGCCACTTCTCGATCACGTCCGCCGTCTCGTCGAGGTCGAGCCCCTCGGGCACGTTCGCCGTGAAGCTCACCGCGTTGTCCGCGTACTCGGCCTGGTACATCGCCTGGAAGGCGAGCATCTCGTCGAGGGACAGCTCGTCCGCCGACTCCACCAGGTCTGCCGGGTAGCCGCGCTCCTCGACCTCCGCGACGAGCTTGTCCAGCGTGGGGAACTCGACGACCATCGTGTTCCCGCTGGGGTCGTAGACGCACGGCTCGACCTTGTACCCCTCGAACTCGAAGGCGGCGACCTTCGCGGCCTGGTCCGGATCGGCCATCGAGAAGCGCACGCGCCGCAGGAAGGTGCGGGCGTAGACGGGGTGGATGCCCTCGGTCACGCCGGGGAGCTTGGCAATGGTGCCGGTCGGCGCGACGGTCGTCGTCTTGACCGGCTCGGGGATTCGCAGCTCGAAGGCGTAGTCGCGGGCGGCCTGGCGGACGACCCTCTTCAGTCGGCCCAGCAGGAGCCGGAAGCGGGTGTGTGCCGGCGCCTCGCTGTAGCGGATGCCCTGCTTGGCGAGGAAGCCCTGCACGCCCAGGTGGCCGACACCGATGCGTCGCTGTGCGGCCAGGCGCTCGGCCTGCTCGGCGTCGTTCACGTCGCCGTACGTCGCGCGTATCAGGAAGCGGGTCATCAGCTCGTGCGCCCGCTTGAGCCCCGTCTCGTCGTAGGCGGCGTGACCGTCGACCACGAACGCGTCGAGGTTGACGTGCCCCAAGTTGCAGTTTTCCCAGCTCAGGAGTGCAATTTCGCCACAGGGGTTTGTAGCAACCACTGTACCAACTTCGCCCGCGTTGGAGTAGGTCGAGTTCCAGTAGCCGGGCTCGCCGTTCTTCAACATCCCGGCGACGACCTTGCGGTGCACCATGTAGGCCAGCTCGTTCCCGCCGGGCCCGAAGTCGTCGTGCTTCTCGCCGGACAGGTAGTCGATGAAGTCCTGGTCGATCTCGACGGAGATGTTCGTCGTCCAGTGCCGCGAGGGGTCCTCCTTGCAGGCGAGGAACTCCTCGACGTGCGGGTCGTCCCACGCGCAGATCGCCATCCGGGCCGAGCGCCGATTACCGCCCGAGACGACGCACTCCGCGATGGCGTGGTCGATCTCCATGGCTTCGGTCGGCTTCAGATGGCAAGTCGTGTCGCACCCATAGGCCGGGTCGCGGTCGCATCCGGCGTCCAGGCAGCGGCCACGATCGGAAGCGGTAGAGAGGATGCGACCGATCTCCTGCATCATGCGGGCGAAGGGGGCCGGGCCCGAAGCGACGCCGCCGAACGTCTTCAGTCGGGCGCCCTTACCGCGCACACGCGACACGTCGTACACGCGCTCGCTGTGCTTCACCTCGTCCTCGGTCATGAAGGTGTCGATCAGGTCGACCAGGGCGTTCGCCCAGCCCTCGCGGGAGTCCTCAACCTCGAACGATCCAGCCCAGTCGGAGTCGTAGTCCGTGGACAGGACGCCGGCAGACTTCATGTCCTCGTAGTCGGGATGGCTGGGGTCACACACGATGTGCACCGTCAGAGCCCGGCGGGGGATGCCGTACGGGCGGAGGTACTTCGAGCTGTAGTTCGCGCCGACGCCGCCCCCCTCCATGAGCCTCATGAAGCTGAACTCGTAGTGGCGGCTGAGCTTCTCGCCCCACCCGCTGACGTGGCAGTTGAAGAGGTACTGCCTGCCCTTCACTCCGCTCGCCCACAGGTGGCGGCCCGCGGGGAGGACGGCGAAGCGGTCCATGAGGGCGACCAGTTCGTCATGCTCGGCCCGTACGTCCTCGCTCCAACCCCCGGCGGGACCGTAGACGAGGCCGAGGTTCCCGGCCACTACGCGGCGGACCGTCTCGGGCCACGTCTCGCGGGAGCCGTCCGCCTTCGTGCGGCTGTAGGTCCGCTCGTAAACGGTCTGACCGGTCGGGCCGAAGGGGACGATAGGGGTCGGCGTGCTGATGGAAGTCTCCTTGGAAGTAGAGGTGTTGGGGTGGGGTCCGGTCAAGGTCAGACCGGCTTGTTCAACATGACGGACAGCACCTTGATGAGCCGCTTCAGCGTTCCGGCGCTGTATGCCGCAAGGTCGGAGAGCACTCGCGTCTGCGCGTCCGTCTCCTGGCCGGTCGGCGCGGGCAAGGCCAGATAGGCGAGGCACAGGTCGATTCGCTCGTCGAGGTACTGGATTGCCGACGCGGCCTCCGCGTGCAGGCTGTCGAGCGCCAACTCGTTCTGGTACTGGGCGATTTCCGCTTCGTTGTACGGCCGGGCTATGACCGTCCCGTCCGCCTGGCGCTCGTAGTAGGTCAGGGTTGCGTCGTCCCAGAACTCGACTTCCTCCGGGCCCATGCCGGCGGGCGGGGTCACGGTCGGTGCAGGCTCCTCGGGCAGGGGCTCGCTCAAGCTGCGGTCTCCAATTCGTCGTAACTGTCGATGTAGTCAGTGCCGTTGAGGTGGGCGGCGAGCTTGCCGACCCCGCGCTCAAGGCGGTAGCGGATGGCCCGGTCGGTGACGGCCTCGCGGGCTGCGATCCGCCGGTCCTCCCAGTCGAGGGCGAAGCGCATGAACAGCGCTCGCCGCTCGCCCAGGGAGAGAGGGGCCGTCTTCCAGCCGCGCCGGATGTCGGCGAGGTGGGCGAACAGGACGCCCGCGGCCTTCTTGTCGACGGTCCCCTTCGGCATGTCTGCGTCCGGGGCCGTGGGGTTGCGGATGCCGTACGCGGCTTCCACGTCCCACACGGCCGGAAGCAGGTGCTCGACAAGGCGTCGGTCGTACCCGCTCACACACGCCCCTTCTCGGCCGCGTCGCAGGCCACCTCGTAGGAGGTGTGGCGGATGCGGCGCCGGGCCTCCGTCTTCACGCGGTCGACGAGATCGAGGACCAGGCGGTGATAGAGGACGCCGAGCCCGAGGTTCGGGTCGGCGAGGCACTCGTTGACCATCGCGGGCTTCGTGGCGAGGATGATCAGCGCCTCTTGCCGGGCGTCCTCGTACTCCATCGTCAGCGTGTCTTCGTAGCCGTCCGCGATGCGGCGGGCGGCCCGGCCCGCGAGCGCGACCACCTCGGGCAGGTCGAGCACGCGCCAGTCGGCTGCCGTCACCGGACCACTTCCTTCACCGGCACCTCGCCGTTCCGCGTGACCAGGACCATCAGGCCGGGCGCTCCGCGCGTGCCCTTCAGGTGCCGCCACCAGGTCGACTCGGACTCCATCGCCGGCACCTGCACGAAGGTGCGCGGGCCGTCCGTGTCGATGAACTCGTGATGCAGGTGACCGGCGAGAAGCAGGTCCGCGGTGTGCATCCCGGTCACCTTGTCGAACGCCGCACCCCGCCACCATTCGAAGTGCTTGCCCGCTCGCCACTGGTGACCGTGGGCGTGGGCGACGACCGTGCCCGAGCACTCGACGAGAACGGTCAGCTCGTCCGTGTCGGGGACGTACACCTGAACGTGCTCGAACTCCTCGCCCGCCAGGGCCAGGGCCTCGCCTACCGAGATCAGGGCCTCGGTGTCGTGGCTGTCGTCGTAGCGGGTCACGCCCTTGCCGTTCACGCGGACGGCCTCGCCATGGTTGCCGGGCACCGCAACGACCGTCAGGCGGGCGACGAGCGGGGCCAGGCGGATGACCGCATACGCCATGAGGCGACGGGTCAAGCGGATCTGCTCGGTAAGGGTGAGCTGGGTCCGGGCCACGTTCGCGCCGCCCTGCGAGACGAAACCTTCGATGTGGTCGCCGAGCCACGCAAGGTGGACGTGCTCGATCTTGAACCGGTAGCGGTACTGCGAGAGAAGGTCGGCGGCCTTGTCGATGCAGTCCATCGCACGGGCGAGGGTGCCCTCCGGGCCGTCCCCGTCGACCTTGCCGAACTGCATGTCGCCCAGGGCGATGATGTACGTCCACTCGCCGTCGTCGGGCTCCGCAGAACGGGGCGCCGGGGTGTGCTCCTCAAAGACGCGAAGCAGCTCCTCGACGTTCGGGCGCTCGACGAGGGCCTCGGCCTTCCGCCGGCCGAAGGAGAAGCGGGCGGAGACGCCCGGCTCGCCGTTGGCCATGGTCCATTCGCTCGACCGGAAGCCGGTGATCTCCCACTCGGCGGGGTCGAGATTGTGAGCGCGGAGCACGTCGGCCGCCGTGGACTCAGGGTCGATGCCCTCGGGGCCCCGGACGGTCACCTCGGCCGCGTCGCCCGACACCTCTATCTGTCGGGTGAAGTCCTTCTCCGGGTCGGCCTGGCGGCCGGGGATGGCCGGTGCGGTCGGTGTACGGAGAAGGTCGTTCAGCAGCTCGGAGCGGTCCAAAGTTTACATCCCATCACGGAGAGAACGGCGGTACGTGCGGATCGTGGAAGCGGACACGGTGTGCCCGTGCTTGCGGAGGACGAGGGCCAGGCGCTCGGCCGAGGAGCCGTGGTCGAGGAGACGCAGGACGACGGTCTCCCGTACGTCCGGCTCCAGCTCCTCGTACAGTCGCCGCAGGGTGGGGCCGGGCTCGCCCGGCAGGGGTTCGCTCACTTGCCCGCCCTGTCGATCTGGGCGACGGCCGCCACGGCAAGCGAGGCCAGGCGGACGAGGCCGCTGCGGATCTCGTCGATGGTGCGCCCGCCGAAGGCGGCGAAAGCGGTCTGCACGGCAAGGCCGTCAACGCCGAGAGTTCCGGCATCCTCGCGGGCCTCGTTGATGGAGGCCCAATCCTCCGCGCGGTTGCGGTAGTTGTCGGCTCCCCGTGAGGGGAGGTGTCCGCCGACGAGGCTGGACGGCAGGTCGCCGACTGCGCGGGCGGCCTCGCCGACCTCCGCCAGGACGAGCGCGAGCGGATCGGCCTTCCGTGCCGGCGCCTTGCGCGGGGCGGTCTTCTTGGCGGGGGCGGTGGTCACTGCTCGTTCTCCTTGATCAGGTCGAGAAGGGGCTGAGCGCCCCCCTGCATGTAGGTGTCGGTCACGTCCCCGTCCCGCAGGCGCATGCCCTTGGCTGAGCGGAGGGCCCGGCAAATGCGGGCGGTGAACTCGGCGCCTGCGTCGTCCGGATCACCCCAGACGCGGACGCGGTTGAAGCCTGCGAGCATCCGCCTATGGCGTCCCTGCCAGAGGGCGGCGCCGGGGATGGCGACCGCGTGAAGGCCGATCTTCTTGAGGATGATCCGGTCGAGTTCGCCCTCGGTCACGTCGATGGTGTCCCCGGCCTGGTGCACGTCGGCGATGCCGTACATGCGAGGGGGGTCCTCCTTGATCGTGTTGTACTTCCCGTGGAAGTGCGCCCTATGGTCGTGGTCTTCGAGGCAGCGGAACCGGACGGTCAGCGGCATGCCGTTGCGGTCGAGGTACGGGATCGCGAGCATTCCGCGGAAGCGCTCATGGCCGGGGAAGGGGTGGTCACCGACGACGCCAAGCCGGTGTGTAACCGCCTCCTCGCGGCCGATTCCCCGGTCGTGGAGATACTGAGCGACGCCCGGCGTAAGAGCTGCCTGATACGCGCTCGTCGCCTCCTCCAGCATCTCGCGTTGCGAAGGCGAGAGAGGCTGCAAGGGCTCGTGCTCCGACAAAGTCAGTGCCTTCCTTTTCCATGATCAGACTGAATGAGTCACCGCCCTTCCCGCAGGAGTGGCACTTCCACAGGCCCTTGTCCGTGTTGAAGGACATGGACGGGGTGTTGTCCTCGTGGAGTGGGCACGCCGTCATGCCCGTCACGCGGTGCGAGTTGAAGTCGATGTCGTAGTGCTCGAAGACGGCTTCGAGCGTGGGCTTCTCGTGCTCCTGGTCCTGGTGGTCGCTGTCGATTCGGCGGAACTTCACGGCACCCGCCTTCCGACGAACCAGCCCTTCCGGTCGTCGTAGCCGAGTGCCTCAAGCCCGGCGGCCCCGGCGGTCTCTGGATCGAAGTGGTTCAGCTCGTCGACCAGGCGCTCGTACTCGGCGGCCTCTTCGTAGGTGGTGGCGCTCACTCGGCGCCTTCCAGGCCGAAGTACGCCTCGACGGTGGTCAGGACGAACGCCTTGCGCCAGTTCTTCCCACGGCGCTTGACGACGACGATCGACTCCACGCGGTCCGGGTCGATGCCTCGATGCTTGGCGAAGTTCAGTCGCTCGCGCTCGGCCTCGTCGAGGAACGGGCCCGGCTCGAACTTGGCGTTCTTCGCTTCGATGACCGTGAACAGGCCGCCGTCCTCACGGATGGCGAGGTCGCCCTCGTCTTCCGCGCCGGTCAGCCGCAGCCGCTCGGCGTCCTCGCCAACGGACCGGAGGCCCGTCATCAGCTCGATCTCCCAGTCGGCGCCTCGGCGCTTGTTCGCCTTGTTGCGCTTGGCGATCGGGTCCAAACTTTACACCGCCTTCTGCTTGATCAGGGCATCTGTGGGAGACCAGGGCTTCGCGGGCGTAGCCGCCGGCACCGCGCGTTCGAGCTTGGAGAACCGTGTCACCTCGGGGTGGCACCGCATACTCGCGTACCGCCTGGCGGTGGGATCGCAGGGCCCCATCCTTTGTTTGATCACGGCGACCCGGTACTCGTGCGAGGTCGGGTCCAGCGCGACGGAGAGGCTCAGCTCGGGCTTCTCCGACAGGCCACCCTTCACCTGATCGCGGGAGGGCGGGGCCCACGGGTCCGACTTCGCTTCCCAGCTCTTGTCGCTCGCGTGATGCAGGACGATCACGGTCGCGCCGGTCGCGCGGGCCAGCTCGGTGAGGCCGCTCATCACGGCCATCTGCTCGGTGTAGTCACTCTCTGCCGAGTCGAAGTCCATGAGGTTGTCGAAGACGAAGACCTGCGGGTAGGCGTCCCACAGCTCGATGAACGCCTCCAGCTCCTCGTCGATGTTCTTCCAGGTGATCGGCGAGCCGAAGGCGAAGGTGATGTTCGAGCCCGCGAGAGCGGACAGGTACTCCTCACGGTGCCGCCCGCCCGCAGCCATACCGGCCTCGACCATCTCTGTGGTGTCGCCGGTCGCCATCGAAGCGAGGCGGGACGACGCGGTGAAGGCCGACATGTCCGCGCTGAAGTACAGGGTGGGCAAGTTCATCTGCGCGACCCAGTACAGGGCGAACCCACTCTTCTGCGTGCCGCTTCGGCCCGCGATCATGATGACCTCGCCGTGGCGCGGACGGCACCCCATGCCGTACAGGGCGTCGAACGCCTCGACCCTCGGCAGCTCCTTGCCGGACTCGGCATGCAGCGCGAGAGACCTAGCGGGGGTCAGCACGTAGGGGCTCCTCTCTGTGGACGACGCGGCGGATTCCCGCCGAGCGGATCAGGGTCAGGCAGGCCGGGCACGGCTTGCGGGTGACGTACAACGTCGACCCCCGTAGTTGAGCGGGGTCGGCGTGATGGATGGCGTTGGCCTCGGCGTGGACGGCCGCGCAGTTCGAGTAGTCCGAATCGCGAGCGCACTCCTCGACGGAGAGCCGACCGCGCGGACAGTTCGCTTCTGTCGCGCAGCCAGGCAGTCCCGCCGGCAGGCCGTTGTAACCGACGCTCAGCACGCGGTTCGTGCGGGACAGGAGCACGGCACCGACCTGCGCCCGCGTGCAGTCGGCACGGGTCGCGACGGTCTCGGCGATGCTCATGGCCCAGCAGTCCCAGTCGGGACGGGGCACGGGTCCTCCAGACCCGCGAGGCGGGAGCCAGCCAGGCGACCGGCCCCCAGCTCCTCGCGTGCGTCAGTCGAAGTCGGGGGCCTCGGCGACGGCCGCGTTCACGGCAGCCTCGCGGGCCTGGGCGTACTCGATGACCTTCTGGCGGACCCCGGCGTCGTTCACCGGACGCCAGACCCAGGCGGGGTGGGCGCCCGGCCGCTTCGGCGGAACCTGGTCCAGCTTCACGATCGTCGCGTTGCCGACGACCTTCTCCAGGTCGCGGGCGAGAAGGGTCTGCTCGACCCGCATGCCCTTGTTGACCTCGGGCGCGAGCTTCTCCAGGCTCTCGCGGTCCTTGAAGACCGTCACGTCACAGAGGGCGGAGTCCTTCGGGCCGTTCGGCGTCGGGCGCTGGGACTCGTAGGAGTTGACCTCGATCAGGAACGCCACCGCGTCCTTCACGTCGGCAGGCTTGAACCAGCCGCCGCCAGCGGTGGGGATCTCGACGAAGTTCAGGGTCACTCGGTTTCTCCTTCGGGGTTGCTGTCGTTGCGGTAGTAGGGGGTCGGCTCAGAGATGCGCGGGACGATGACGGAGCCCAGCGCGGAGACGACCAGAACGAAGGCGAGGGTCACGGCGGGCACGGGCGTCACCCGTTCTTGAGGGCCCGGCCGCGAGCCTTGTAGGCGGACATGACGGCGGGGTCGTCGAACATGGCCTGGTTGGCGGCCCAGAGCTTCTTCAGCGCTTCGAGGCTGGGCGCCTGCTCGATCTCGCCCAGAATCCAGGCCGACTTGTTGTCGGTGGTCTCCTGGGGCTTCGAGGTCGAGACGGCCGCCCACGGGTCGTTCGCCGGGGCCGCCTGGGCGGGAGTCTCGGAGATGATCCGAGCGTCGAGGATCGAGGCGACGTTGCCCTTGCCGTGCGCGAGGTTCGTTGCGTTGACAACAAGGTCGCTCAACGAGAGGCCGGTCTCATCTTTACACTCGAACCCGAAGTAGTCGCAGAGCAGTTCGCGGACCTGCCTCACGGAGCCACGGAACACCGCCCAGGTGTCCTCGTAGCCCTTGCCGTACTTGATCGTGACGCCGATCGAACCGTCCGGGTAGGACGCCACGAGTTCCGCCTGATCTGCTTTCACTTCAACTCCCTCTCTCTTGGTCCAAACTTAACACGCGGGCCGCAGTTATGCAGCTTCGGATTCCGTGACGCCGCTCACCCACGGGAGCATCGCGCCCTTCAGGCTGCGGGTCGCGCGGACCTCCAGCGCCAAGCGTGCGGCAGCCCACCCGATCTCCAGGTCGACCCAGTGAAGCGTGCACTCTCCCGACCCGGCGGGCAGGTTGATGATGACGCCCCACTTCTGCGACACCCCTTGCAGGGGCGTGTACGCCTGGGCGGCCTCGGCCGCAGAGACCTCGCGCTTCTTCCAGGCCGCGAACGCCTTCCTGTCCGCCGGGTCGACGGGGAAGCGGGTGTAGTCATAGAACTCGCCATGCGAGTACACGGCGAGCTGCATCGCCATCTTCAGGGCCCCGTACGCGATGCTGCCCGTCTTCAGGTCGCCAATGAACAGGCCCTCGACGTGCTCGCCGTCCGGGCCGGGCCCGGCGTATTCGAGGAGCCGGTCGAACGTGCCGCCGGTGCGCAGCTCGGGTACGACGACGAACTTCTCCACGGCCCTGACCTCGAAGTCGACGGTCGCCGCCATGTAAGCCGCCATGTCGGTTACGTCCTTCGCTGCGGTGCCGGCGGGCAGGGGCTCGCCACGGTCGACGTACTCCGAGAGCGTGTGAAGGTGGGTGCCCTTCTCGCGTTTCGTGTTCGCCCCCGAGATGTCCTGGGCCTGCTCGGCGAGGGCGTTCAGCCTCTTCTTGCCGTCCGGGTCGTCCGGGTCGAGCTGCCTCACCACGTCGAGGAGAGACGGCCGCTTGGCGGCTCCCACCAGGGTCATGCGCGCCTTCCAGTCGGAGATGGCGCTCTTGTCTTCGATGCAGTCGATGAACGTCGTCGTACGGGTCAGCGCAACCGGCTTGCCTCCCTGCTTCGGGATGACGAGCGGCCGGTCCCACCCATCGCGAGGGACAGTCAGCTCGGGCGTGAGGTCGATGAACTTCAAGCGATGGACTCCATGTCCTCGTCGGATTCGAACGGGTCTTCAGGTGCGATGGGGACCAGCCACAGGCGGACCGATCCGTCGTCAAGGAGTTCGGGCTCGCACTCGTCGTCGTCCAGCGGCTCAAGGCCGAACAGGTGGACCAGAGCCAGGCCCTTGCGCATGTCCGAGGGCGAGGTGTCGGGCTGGACGATCAGGGCTCGGTCCCAGGCGGAAGCGTCGCCGACCAGTTTCATACCTGCCGGGAGTGTGAGCTTGCTGCCCGCCAGGACCCATCTGCCGATGCGGTCCTCGCCGAGCGCGTACAGGTCGGGCAGGCCCGCTTCATGCGGCACGTCTTCCTTGTCGCGCACGAACAGGCACTTCGTTGTGAATGCGGGCCCCGGCTCCACGCCTTCGGTGCGCAGTATCCCGGTCAGCGGCATCGCTTGGCCCCCCTAGTGCATGTAAACATTGGACTCGCCGGGATCATTCTTACGTGGGCGCTACACACGCTGTCAACCGGCAGTGTTCACGGACTCACCCACAGGCGTACGCAAAGCGGACGCACGGGTTCCATCCCGCGTTCACACTATCCACCCGCAGGTCAGAGCCCCATACGCCTTGAGTATGAGAAAACCCCCCGCCGGTCTCCGACGAGGGGTTGATTCGAACAGGATTCGAACAAGGGCAAGCTAGTCACGTGCCTGGTTACCGGTCTTCACCTTCGGCTTGCGGATGAGGTCTGTGTCCTGCTCCTCACGCGGGATGTAGAAGAAGCCCTCTTCTGTCTCCGGGTCGTAGTGCACGACGAGGTTGTCCTCTGCGAGTGACTGCTTCCAGCTCTCCAGGCGCCGCATCTTGACCGGATCGATGGGGCGCCCATCGCGTAGACGGCCCTCAAGACGGAGCATGAGGGCCGGGTATAGATGTCTGTGCTCCGGATTGACCTTCCAGGGGAGCAGCTCGTCAGCCCGTGTGTTGCGCCGATCGAGGCCCTTCCGCCGGCGGAACGCCGCCCACATGGGGATGGTGGTCTCGATGCCGTACTTCTCGCGGTACGTCTGCTGCATCCACTCGTAGGTGCGGTTCTCCTCGAACCACCTCACGACTTCCTGTTCATTTTGGATCTTCCGCGGCGGCATGTCTTCCCAATCTGTGGCGGCCGTCTCACTTCGGCCTTTCCGTACAACCTCTTGTGGCTACAACGTAAAGGTTGACCCACAGCGGATGATCATGTCAAGCTGTGACCGGACACAGAGCTGGTCCAAAACTAAACAGGTGACCCCGGCAGCGCGCCAACGCTCCGGGGTCTGGCACTGAGAGTGGTAGCTCCCAATGCGAATCCATCGTACCCGGCACGACCGTGACTTCACGGTGGTGCCGAACAGCACTGCACGCAACCGCAAGCTGTCCTTCACAGCTCGTGGCCTGTGGCTGCACCTGATCTCCCTGCCCGATGGGGCCAAGGAAGACGTGCGCACCCTGGCCGACAACAACCCCGGCGTAGGCCGCAAGGGCGTCGCCAACGCTCTCGACGAGCTGGTGGCCCACGGCTACTACTTCCGGTTCACCATCCGCGACCCGGAGACCGGCCGCGTGTGGACCGAGACGGCCATCCACGACCTTCCTCAGACCGAGGCTTCTCCGGTTCCCGCATCTCCGGCAACCGGAGACCCGGCCCCTGGGAACGCGGGAACGTCCCCTTCGGGGGAAAGGAACTCCTCTAAGGACCAGGGAAAGATCCCTCCCCTCCCTCCGCAGGACAGCGACGCCCCGACCGGGGCTGAGCAGAGGGAGGGCACCAGCGAGAAGCAGGACAAGCAGACGGCCGAGGCCGCCCGCATCCTGCGGCGCTTCGCCGCGATCGACAGCCGCCTGAAGCTGTCCGAGCGACAGGTCGCCAAGCTCGCCCCCTCCGTCGCTGACTGGCTCGACCGCGGTGCCACCATCAGCGAGATCACCGACGCCGTGACCCAGGGCCTTCCCTCGAAGGTCTACTCCGCCGCGCGCCTGATCGCTGACCGCCTCGACCGCAAGCGCCCCGAGCGCAAGCGTCAGTGGAAGCAGTACGCCGACTGCGCCGAGGGCTGCGGCAACCTGCTGCCCGCAGGCCAGGAGTCCGGCATCTGCACCGAGTGCGCCCTCGGCGGCTCCTCGTACTTCGAGATCGACTGCGCCACGGGCGAGATCGCCGACAGCCCCGACGCCCCCGCGCTCGGCGAACCCGGCCCCCTTGCCCCCGCAGGTCTCGCCGCCTTCCGTGCCGCTCGCGCGGCCATGGCGAAGTAACCCCTCCCTTCACCCCGCACCACCTCGAAAGGCACACCCATGTCTCAGCCTGCCCGCATGCCCCGGTACGCCTACATCGTCGGCGGCCTGGTGCTCGCCGTCGCCCTCGCAATGTCCGCCCCCGGCGAGTACCAGCTCGCCCGCACGGCCGGATGGAACGAGTGGGTCGCCGCCGGTATGCCGGTCTGCATGTCCGTGTACGCCGTGGTCGCGGTCTGGTTCACCGAGAGCCGCGCCAAGGGCGAGAAGGGCCGAGGGAGCGCCATAGCGGGAGCCGTGGGCGCGCTCGGCATGACCCTCGCCGGTCAGGTCGTCGCGCACTGGATCTCCGCCGAGTACATGACCTCCTCGAAGGCGCTGGTCGCCGCCGTCTCTGCCGTCCCTGCGGTCGTCGCCGGACACGTCGCCCACATGGTCATCCGCTCCGCCCGGCCTGTGCCGGCGGAAGCCGCGCCGGTCATCGAGGACCAGGCCGATGACGAGCACCAGGACCAGGACTCCGAGCCGGTTCAGCCGACCCTCGACGGCGACGAGCTGCCGGTTGACGAGGTGGCGAAGGCCCGCGCCCGGCGCCGTCCTGGCCGTCCGGCCCCCAGCCTCGCCGAGATCAAGGAGGCGGCGAAGGCGCTGGCGGACAACGGCGAGGAGATCAACGGCCCCAACCTCGCGAAGATCATGGGCCGCGACCGCCGCACTGGCAGCCGCTACCTGAAGCGCCTCCAGGCTGCCTGACCCAACTACGACCCGCAGGCCCCAGGAGTGGGGGACAATGTTGACAGACGTGTCCCCCACCCTCGGGAAGCGGAGGAATGGACCTAACGATCACCGTGCGAGTCTGTGATAAGTGCAAGCGGCAGGACCGGGACGCTACGAGATACACCTTGACCCCGGACGAGGGGAAGCCGGTCACGCGCGACCTGTGCGACGAGGATGCGGCCCCCGTACTTGAGGTCTTCGGCGAAGCCGTGAGCGAGGCATCCGAGGAGAAGCCTCCAGCACAGAGGAAGGCGCCCGCGGAGAAGGCCCCGGCAAAGAAGGCCGTTACCCGCAGGCGGGGCAGGACGCCGATCAAGACGCTCGACCAGATCGAGGCCGAGAAGGCGGCCAAGGCCAAGGAGTCCTGAGACGACGAAAGGCGCCCCCCTGTCGACCCGCGAGGGCCAACCGGGGGGCGCAGTGCTATTCGGAGTCGGGGCCGTCCACCAGACCGAGGGAGGTCGCTACCTGAACGATCAGGGCGACCTCGGGCTGGTCGGCGTAGACGGTGGCGGCGATGCTGACCAGGACGCCCAGGGTCGCAATGACGGCCCCGACGCGCGAGCGGTAGCGGACGGGGAGAGCGGACAGGAGAGCCGATACAGGCTTGCGGTGCTTGCTCATCGGCGACCCGCCTGCTTCTGGAGTGCGACGAAGCCCTTCGGCCCGATCCTCGGGTCGTGCAGGCCGCTGCGGTATGCCGGGTTGCGGTCGTGGAAGCGAGCCACGGCCTTCTGCGTCTCCGGGCCGTAGAAGGTGGTGTACGCGCCCTTGATCGGGCCGTACCCGGCCTTTACGAGGAGCTGCTGAAGCTCCTTCACCTGGGCGTGGGTGGCGCCCGGCTTCACCGCCGGGTTCAGGGCGACGATCTTCGAGGCGGGCTTCGGGGCAGGCTTCGGTGCCGGCGGCTGCGGCTTCTCGGCCGCAGGCTTCGGCGCCTTGTCCTTCCATGCAGGGTCGGCCGACTTGATGCCCTCGGCGAAGGCCGGGTAGCCGTAGCCGAACACGTAGTCGTCCTTGCGGCGGTGCTTCTTGAGGTACACGCCATCGCCCTCGGGCGAACCGTCCGCGTTGGTGTTGCCCTCGACCGTGTAAATGAAGCCGTCCGGGTCGTCGTCGTAGTCGTAGACAAGGCCGGTGTGCGTCCCGCCGTTCTTGCCGAAGAACACCTGCGCGCCCACAGCGGGATAGGCGCTGAACTGGCCGCGCTGCTTGAACCAGGCGACGCCGGTGAGGCAGGACGCGGTGACCGGGTACAGGTTGGCGATGCCCGCCTTGTGGGCGCACCAGGCGACGAACGTCGCGCACCACGCCATCTTGTCCGACCAGGCCAGGCCCGGCGTCTCGTCGCTGTACTTCTGGTCGTTGTTCCAGTGACCGCCACTTCGGCCCTCGTGGTAGCCCTTCTCGGCCTTGGCGATACCGAGGATCTTCTGAGCCTGAGTGCTCAAGGAGTGCCCTCCTTCGGGACATGCGAAAGGCCCCGTCCGCAGGGACAGGGCCTCGGGGGATGAGAGGTCTTAGGGGGTGGGGACGGAAGCCGAGATATGGGTGTCGAGACGCTCGGCGACAGCCAGGCGCTCGATGCGCTCATGGGACAGCTCGGCACGCAGCTCGCGAATGTCCCGGCTGTGTTCGGCCTGTCCCGCGAGGACTTGATCGAGTCCCGAGATCACGCGGTCGAGGTCGTCCCGCAAGTTCGTGGTGTGCGTGTTGGAGACCTGTTCGCGGGCCTCCTGCGCGTGCTCGCGCACTTCGTTCAGGGCTGTCCCCTGGCGGCGTACCAGCTCGACGAGGACACCCACCAGGGCCGCGGTGACCATGCCGCCGGCAGAGACAGCTGCGACCTGAACGCTCGGGTCAAGGCTCATCGGGACATGTCCCTTACGAGCTGCTCCAGACGCTCGATGCGCTCGGCCTGGTCCTGCACGACGGACAGAAGGGCCACGCCGAGCAGGTCGTAGCGCAGGGCGTCGATGCGCCCCTCTTCGTCGTAGGTGACGATCTCGGGAAGCGTCTCGGCGACCTCTTCGGCGATCAGCCCGAACTCGTCCCGTAGGTACTCGCCGCCGTCTTCCTTGGGCCGCCGGTCGTAGACGCGGGGACGCAGGGACAGAACTGCATCGGGGTCGATGTCGATGTCCCGGATGTTCTGCTTGAAGCGGCGGGACGAGGTATTGCGCGCGAAGGTGCCGTCACCCTGAACCCACACCGCGTAGTACGTCCCGGAGCCAGACACGGAGTCGGCGTGAACGCGCTTCGTGCCGTTGGCCCAGGAGATCGTGTCTCCTGACTCCAGGTACTGGGAGTGGTAGTGCGTGCTGGGCGGAAAGGTGCTCGGCTTCGAGGTGATGCTCGACCACGAGTGGGAGTGGGACGACGGCGGATACGTCGCGGGCGTCCCCGTGATGTCGTCCCAGGCGTGCCCGTGCACGGTGGGCGGGAAGCTCGTGGGCTTGTTCGTGACCTGGGACCAGTCGTGCGTGTGGGACGACGGAGGCAGGGACGTGGGGGCGTCGGTGATCTGGGACCAGGTGTGCGTGTGCGTGGACGGCGGGAACGTCGCGGGCTTGCCGGTAAGGGTCGACCAGCTCACGTTCGAGATGAGCGGAGTCCAGGCCGTGTCGTTCCAGAACTCGAAGCTGCTCGTGTCGGCGTTGTAGCCGATCTGTCCCATGCGCGGGGACACCGGGCGGGTGCCGTTGTTCCAGACCAGGACGCGCGTCCCCACGTAGGGGCGCGTGCGGAGGATGTCGGCCGACGTGATCGAGGTGACGCTCGCATTCACGGTGACCTGGGCGAGGGCGATTTCGAAGATGCCCGTATCGGTCTGGGTCAGAGCCGGGGGAGTGGTCGAGCCCGCGGTGCCCTGCTTCACGGCGAGGACGATCGAGTTCAGCGCGGGGTCGAGGCGGAGGACCACCCGGTCAACGCGGACCGAAGTGCCGGCGGCCGGGATGGTGACGACCTCGGTCGCGGTCGACTGCACCATGTGGCCGCGCAGGAAGGCCAGGCCCGAGGACACGTTGAGGTTCATGCCAGTGCCGGCGGTCACCTGGAAGCCCGAGGACGACCCGAAGGAGGCGACGACTCCGGAGTCCTGGAACTCGCGGAACATCTGGGAGAACTGCGTCTCGGTGACGACCTGGGCGTCAAAGGGGTAGGAGGTTATAGCCAAAGGTGAGACTCCTTAGATGGCCGCGCCCGCGTCCTCGATGACCAACTGCGACAGGGAGCCCGGCAGGTAGCGGACCATGCCGTACGTCGCGGCTGCTCGGCGAGTGTTGAGCGTGACGCCGACCGTGATCAGTCCGGCCGGGGGGTTGTTGATGTAGCAGTTGATGTCGAGGCCGGTCGCCGTGTTCGAGTCGTCGTCGAAGGTCGTACTGAAGGCGTCGCCGACGAGCGTGCTCGTAGTGGAAACCGTCGACCCGGCCGCCCACCGAACGGTGGTGTAGGCGCCCTGCTTGGCGTAGCGGTTAGTCGTCTGATCGCCCGTGCCGTCCGTGTCGACGGCCGCGATTCGGAGCACCACCTTGTAGCAGCGGCCCGCCTCGGCCGTGAACTGCTGCGAGTAGATCAGGGTCGCGGTGTCGCCGATGTACTGCGAGGTGGCGAGGTTCTGGATGGCGACGACGCCCTTCGCTGCCTTCTCGTTGAAGGCCGAGGTTCGCCAAGCCGTCCAGCCTGCAGCGTCGTTGCCCGTGCGCGTCCACTCCTCGACGGTGGTCGGACTGAGCCGAAGCCACGTCTGGTGGGCGTAGGTGCTACCGACAGGGTGGACGGTCTTCACCGTGCCGTACTTGCCTCCGTTGCCGAAGGCCCATCCGCCGGCAGCGGCCTGTGTCTCGTTCATCGTCATCGTGGACACGCCGTAGGGGTACGCGCTCGGCAGTGAGCTTTGGGTGTAGCTCGCGGGGTTCAACTGCGCGTCGAATCCCACCTGCCGCCAAGAGCCCCACCCCGAGCTATTGCCTGCGCGCGTCCACGTCTCGGGAGTCGTGTCGCTTCCGCCGACCCGCTGCCAGGTCTGCGAGGCGTTGACGCCTACCCGCCGAGTGGCGAGGATTCCCCACTTCCCGCCGAAGTCCCAACCGCCCGAGGTTGCCTCGGTGTCGGTGAGATAGAGGGTCGAGTGCCCCTCCGGGTACGACGCCACGGGGGTGGACTGATTGACGGTGGAGGCCGTCAATTGGTGATCGAAGCCGACCTGCCGCCATGGCGACCAGCCGCTCGTGTTGCCACCGCGGACCCACATCTCGTGGTTCGTGGTGTTTGCGTGGACGCGTCGCCATGTCTGCGTTGCGTCGCCGCCGGACCACACGCGGGTGGTGACGTACCCCCACTTCCCGCTGAAGTCCCACCCGCCCTGCGTGGCGGCGCTGGCGCTCAGGTAGAACTCGGTCGTCTCGCCTTGCGGGTAGGAAGTAGGCGGTGTCGCCTGCGTGATGCCGCCTGGGTCGATGACGCGGGGTCCGGGCGGGGTCGCTTCTGCCGTGCGCTCCAGCGAGGAGACGCGAGACTCCAAGTCCTTCTGTGCGGAGGCCGCAGCCGCCTCGGGGGACAGGGGGGTCGGGTCACCCAGGGTTGCCCCGAGCCGGTAACCGTCCGAGTCGACCTTCAGGACCACGCCCGTGACGACGGCCGCCATCTCTGTACCGCCGACGATGACGGACACCTTGTCCCCGAGGAACCAGTCGCGCCCGAAGTCGAGGGCGGAGTCTTCCATCGGTACGGCCTGCGCCGCCCGTACGGTCGTGCCTCCGTCGGCGAGGGCCTCGGTGCCCTTCTGCGTCAGCTCGGCCGTGTCGGTCGAGGACCGCTCGTCGATGAAGGTCTCGATCCGGCGGCCCCAGTCCGTCTCGGCCGCGATCGAATCGGCGTTGTCGACGGGGACGAAGAGGCGGTTCGAGCCGTCTCCGTCACCGCCAACGATTACTCGAGTTTTTGCCGGCGTCGACACCGAGACTCGCTGACCCGCGAGCGTGTTGTTCACGACGCCGAGGCGGGCCTCCTTCGTACGGTCCTGCACCGCGTACGTCTCGAAGACGAGGTTCGCGCCTCGCTGGACGACCCGGAAGCCGAGGCCCGCAGGCTCCGCCAGCTCCTTGCACAGCTCGCCGAGCTGCTGGAAGCGAGCGGCCTTGCTCACGATCGCGCCTCGCGCGCCGTTCGTGCCCATGATGAGCCCGGCCCGGCGTCGATTGGACGGGGCACTCGGCCCGCAGTTGGCGTTGACGTAGTAGTGCATGAGCGACTCGGCCGTGTCGGTCCGGTCGTCGTAGGCCCGGCTCTGCGTCGAGGCGTCCCCGTTGGTCGGCTCGGGCCAGGCGAGCATGTCGCCGAGGATGATCGTGTCGTCTACACCCTCGACGGTCAGTGTGCCGAGAGGGTCGGTTGCGGTGACGGCGTTCTCGGTCTTCGTCACCGGCCCCGAGAACAGAACGTCCGAAGGACCGGTGACGATGATGCCCGCGCCGGGCGTGGACAGGACAGCGGCGAGCGGATGCTCGGCGTTGATCTGGAGCTTCCACGTCCCGACGTTGTTGTGTACGTCCTCCGCTTCCATCGTCAGGAGATCCGCAGGGATGGCCCCGACACGGGTCAGCGTCTTGTCGCGTACTTCGACGAGGAGATCCTCTTGCTTCACTAGATCACCACCCACTTACGAGGTCGCCACGAGCACACGATCTTTGAAGCGGTCGTGGTGTTGAGGAGAGAGGCCGTCGCCGTGGTGGTGCCGGGCGGGATCGACCAGAAGGCCGGGGCCGCAGCCAGCGAGGCGTACCGGTTCGCGCCGGTCCCGTCCTTGACCGTGCCCGCGCCCATGTCGACGATCAGCTTCTCCCCGGCCGCGAGCGTCCCCGTCCAGTGCAGCGTCTTGCCGGTGGGGCTGATCGCCTTGAAGTTGTCGCCCGGCCCGGTCACCTCCCACACGGGGTAGGCGTTCACGTCCCCGTCGTTGGAGAGCTGAATCGAACCGATCGCCTGCGAGGGGGCGAGCGGCATGTTCGACATGGACGACAGAAAGGCGCCTGCACCCGACCCGCCGATCGGTACCGTCTGCGCGGAATCGGCGAGGAAGTACGGAGACGGGGCCCGCAAGGTGATCGTGGTCTGAACGTCCCGCGTGCCAATGCCGGCGTCCATCTCCCCGCCGCCGATCCATGCGACAGGCGTCGACCAGCGACCGCCCGTGTTGTCGATGTACGTCAGGGTGAGGCCGCTCTCGTCGGCCAGGACGCGCGCGAGGCGGGTCACCAGCTCGGACAGGTGGACCCTGTTCCGCCCCACGATGTCGAGGGGGATGTCGATGTCGCGGGGGAGGACGCGCCGCCCGCGGTAGGCAGCGCCGTCCCCTGCACCTTCGAGCCACTGAACGGAGAGCTTGGGCAGGCCCAGGCCGGTTGCCCCGGCGAGGGCCTGGAACCCAACCCCATCCGTCTCGAACCCGGACAGGCTGAGCCTGTCCGAGGCCGAACTCAGTTCGAGCTTCACCAGCCGACCATCCTTGCCCGCGAGGCAGCCGCGAACAGCTCCTCCTCGGACGAGAGGGAGCTGCTGCCCGCGTAGTAGTTGAGAACCTTCGTGACGGTCTGGCCGGGGCCAGCCGTCGACAGGCCGCCAGAGACGGCCGCCGAGACCTCACGAGACGCCCCGGAGTAGGCGCTCGCGGCGAGCGCGTTCGTGGCACGCTCGACCCGCCCTCGCTCGTCCGAGACGCCGAGGCTGAAGCCCTGGCCGACGAACGAACCGAGCTTGCGGAACAGACGGCTGGGCGAGTGGATGTGCAGCGCCTTCTTGATCGCGTCCACCATGGCGTCGGCGATCTTGAGCATCTGCTTCTCGATGGCGTCCTGCTGCGCTTCCAGACCCTTGACGAGTCCTTCGGCCGCCTGAATCCCCGCGTCGTACATGTAGTGCGCTGCGGTGGACCCGGCCTTGCCGGCGTACTTCTCCAGCTCCTTCTGAAGGTCGTTGACCTCCGAGACGCCAGAAGCGCCAGCGTTGGCGATAGCCTCGGCTGCAGCGAGTCCGGCCTCCGGTCCAGCCATGGCGATCTGATCGAACGTGGTCTGGTTCAGCCCGAGCTGCTTGAGCTTCGCCAGGACGGACGCGAACTTCTTCGCCTGCTCGACCGCGTTCTTCAGGGAGTCGGAGATCGTCTCAAAGGTGGCGTCCTTGACCTTGGTCACGTCGCCCGTGTCGATGACCTTCTCGCGCACCTGCTTCGCGTAGTTCGACATGTCGTCGCGGAGCTTGTCGAGCTTGTCCTTCGCCGCTTCAAGCCTCTTGGACCCGGCCTCCCACGCTGCGGCCAGCTTGAGGAGCTGGGTCCGGTCGCGGTTGATCCGGTCCTTCAGGCCCTTCGAGGCGTTCTTCGGGATCTTCGCCGTGAGGTCTTGCAGCGACTGCTTGACCTTGTCGTACTGGGACTCAAGACCCTTGATCAGACCCGAGATGATGAGGCGACCGGCGTCGTAGAGGAGCCTGGCGTCCTTGGGCGCCGGGCCCTTCCAGTCGGTCAGTTTGTCGGTCAGCCCGCCAAGCGTGCTCTTGACCGAGCTGAACATCGACTTCAGACCGTCGATCAGACCGGTGATGATCTTCTTGCCCGCATCGACAAGCAGAGACTTAGCGTCGCTGAATATCTGCTTGATGTTCTTCGGCAGATCCTTGACGAAGTTCACGCAGTCCTTGACCTTCTGAGAGAAGACCGTCTTGACTGCCTCCCAGGCGGTACCCGCCTCGGACTTGATCTTCGACCACGTATCAGCGAAGAACTTGATGATGGCTTGCAGAGCCGCGCCGGGGGCATTCTTCAGGGCTGTCATGAAATTCGCGAAGTTGGTCTTCGTCGCATTCCAGATGTTGACGGCCGCCGTCTTCACGGCGTTCCACGAGTTGTCCCACAGGCCCTTGATCGAGGCCAGGAGCTTCTTTCCTGTACCGAGGATGCCGATGTTCAGGAACACCATGAACAGGCCCTTGATGGTGTCCCACAGGCCGGAAAGGAACGACTTGACGCCGCTCCACATCTGCTTCAGGCCGTCGAGGGCCATGCCCCAGTCGCCCGTGATCAGACCGACGAAGACGCCGATGATCGTCTTGAAGAAGCCGACCAGGAAATTCCAGACGCCAACGAAGACATCCTTCACGCCCGTGAGGACATCGGCCACACCCTGAAGCGCCATGACGAGCGAGTCAAGGAAAAGCGAGGCGATGAACTCGATGGCGGGCGCGAGAACCGGCATCAAGAAATCGACGATCGCGAGGAGTGCGTCAAGGAACGGCTTGAGGGCCTCCATGACTGCGGTGAACGCTTCGCCGATCTTCGGCAGGAATTCGGCGGCGAGCGACTGGATAACCGGGATCAGCGGCAGAATCGCGGCCGTGAGAATCTGCATGAGAATCTCGATGATCGGCTGGAGTGCAGCCGACATGGTGGCCAGCGTCTCGACGATGATCGGGATGATCGGTGCGAGTCCGGCGACCAGGGCCTCGATCAGCGGAGTCAGCGCCGTGACGACCGCCATGATCAACGGAGCCAGGGCGGCAACGACGCCACCGAGGGCCTCGCCGAGGAGGCCGATCAGGGGCTCGATCGCCGGGGCCAGCGCCGAGAACGCCTCAGAGAGGGGCGTCAGAACGGCCGCGATCAGCGGGCCCAGCATCGACAGGAACGACCCGACCAGGCTGAGCATGGTGCCGAGCGCAGCACCGAGCGGGGCCATCGCCGGGGCGAGGGCGTTTACCGCGTCCTGCATTCCGTCGAAGACGGCGTGGATTCCGTCGGTCACCGCCGGCTGATTCAGTGCGCTGGCGATAGCGCCCACAGCCGTGCCGATGATGTTGCCGACCTGCGGGAGAACGCTCGTCAGGAGACTGACGAATCCCGACAGGAAGCTCTTAATCTCAGGACCGGCGACAATGCCGATTTCCTTCATCGCTTCGTGCGCCGAGTAGAACAGCATCCGCATGGCGTCCTGGACGCCAGAGCTGTCGATCAGCGTGTGAATGCGATCGAGGGTGCCCGCGAGGATCTGAAGGGTTGAACCTCCGGCCTCTTCGGCCGCGCGCGAGATACCCGCGAAGATGCCGCCGATATCGACGATGATCGAGCCGAGAGCCTTGAGAGCATCAATGCCCTCGTCGACCATCTTCTTGATTCCGTCGTCGCCCTTTTTCTTGAGCCAGCCGTCGAACTTCTCGGAGATGTCGACGAACCAGTTCGCCAACTGCGGGAGGTACGAGGTGCCGACCCGGCCCAGGGTGGCGATGATCGAGGCGAAGGTGTCGGTGCCCTTCGTCGCATTCGTGATCGACTGCGACAGGTCCGTGAACATCTGGTCGAGCGCGGGCGAAAGCGCGCCCTTGAGGTTCGTGGCGAAGGAGCCGAAGAACCCGCCCAGTTCGGTGGCCGTCTTCTCGACGCCGGCACGGAACTGCGGAAGCAGCTCCGTCACCATTCCGCGAATCGGTTCTGCGGCCTTGGCCCAGAAGTTCTCGGAGATGGTGTCCTGCAAGCCCGAGAGCGCCTGCTTCGCCTCGGGGATCTGCTTGTTGAAGTCCTTGAAGGCGGCGACCGTGACGCCGAGGCCGACAGCGACGCCACCCAGAAGACCGGGAAGGAGAAGTGCTGTTGGTGCGATCGACGCCAGCGAGGCGGACAGTGTGAAGAGGTTCGAGGCCGCGGTGATGCCCCAGCCGGCAAGGCCCGCGATGGCGGTCGCCAGGGTGCCGATGATCGGCGCCGACTTGTCCAGGTTGCGGATTGTGTTGCCGAGCTTCTCGAACACCTCGCCCAAGACGCGGCCTCCGGAGAGCGCCTTCAGCATCGCGGCAGCCGTCGCCGCAGCCGAGGCGTTGACCTTCGGGATGATGTCGACGACGCGGTTCCTCGTCAGCAGGGCGAGGTGCGCCACGGTGGCGAGGGCGCCGGTACGCGAGACCTCGGGCTCGATCTCCGACTTCAGCTTGTCGATCTTGTCCTGAAGCTGGTCGATGTCGCGCTCGACCTTGCGCTTCGCCATCGCGTCCAGCTCGGGCGTGATCTTCGCCTTGAGGTCGTGCATCTGCTCGAAGGCGGCTTCGAGCTGCCGCTTCGTCTCGATGACCATCTGCTTGTCGAGCTTCGGCCGGACCTTGATGGCGTCCATCTGGGCCTGGATCTCGTCGCGCGCCTTCTGGGCGGCCTCGCGATCCGCGGTGACCTTGGCCTGGATCTGGGCGTCGAGGATGGACTTCATCTCGGCCTGCGCGGTCAGGAGAGACCGCTTGTCCATCTTGACCTTGATCTCTTCCCGGCCCATTTCTTCGAGCTGGTCTTCGATCTGCTTCAGTGCAGCCTCGACGGACGACATCGACTTCTTGTCGACCTTGAGGTCAAGGGTCAGATGCTTTTCGAGACGCTCGCGCGCCTTCAGAAGAGACGCCTCGTCCATCTTGACGGAGAGGTCGATCTCCTTGAACTTCTCCAGCTCGGCGTCGATCTTCGCAATCGCGGCCTTGACGGAGTTCGTCGAGCGCGGGTTGAAGCCGATTTCCAGACGGAGGAGCTTTTCGAGCCGCCCCTTCTCGGCCTGGAGTGACGCCTCGTCGAGCTTGACCTTGATGTCGACGGCGCGCAGCTCGGAAAGCTCGCGGTCGATCTGGCCGATGGCCGACTTGATGGAGGACTGGGAGTCCTTGTCGACGCGCAGATTGATGTGCGCGATCTCGCCGAGGCGCTCCTCGAACATGTCCACGGCCGCGTTCAGCGAGTCCGTGTTGATGTCGATGTCGATGTCGGTCTGGGCGAGTTCGTCCAGCGCGGACCGGACCTTGGATATCGCCTTCTGGACCGATCCCTGAGAGTCGAGGTTGACCCCGATGCTCAGGTCCGACAGCTCCTCGTCCGCGCCCTGGCGGACGCGACGGGCCTCCTGGATCATCTGCTGACCCGAGGCCCGGAAGGTGATGCGGTGCGCGTTCGCCCGCTGCTGGTACGCCTGGGCGGCCTTCTTGACCTCGCCAGACATGCCCGTGAGGTCGAGCTTCGTGTAGAACCGGATCTTCCGAGAGTCCGTGTTCTTGTTGTCCCTGTTGATGTCCTTGACGATTTCGAGGACATCAGCGCGGGCGCCGGAAGCGTCGGCCTTCGTGCGGATCGTGATCGCGAGATCGTGCTCGATCTTTTCGAGCTGCTTCTTCAGGTCTTCCTTGAAGCCGGACGTGTCCGGCATGACCTTTACAGCAATCCGACCGACGATATTCGGTTCCGACGCCACGGGCTTACCTCCGCTGGAAGTGCTTGTAAATCTCCGCGACGGTCCGCGGCTTCTTGGCCTTTTCCTTCTTCTTCGCGGCCTTCGCCGTCGGCCTCGGATAGGCGGGGATCTTCGGAGCCTTGCCCTTGCCCCACTGGCCGGTTGCGCGCGTGTTCTGGTTGAGGGCGTCGAATAGGTCGGCCGTCATGTGACGGTCCTGGCCCCAGCCGAAATGCTCACGGCCGCCCGACGCCAAAGCGACAGTGAGAGAGGTGTCAGGAAGCCTCTGCACAAGCAGAAGGACGAGCGCAGGAGAGGGCCCCCGGCCCGCAATCACGTCGGCGAGATCGACGCCGAAGTGAAAGAGGAGATCCGGGTACAGCCCTTCCGCATAGTCGTCAATCAGCCCTGCGAGGCCGAGGCTTCCCCCACCTGAGTGCTCTCGCCGTAGTGGCCGAAGATTTCGGCGAGGATCGCGAGGTCCCCGTCCACGGCTTCGAGGAGCTTCTCGGCGGCCTTCTCCGACTCCGCGATGGTGCGGATGGCCTGGGCCAGAAGCTCGGCCTGGTCGGCGTCGTCGTTGCCCATCTCTTCCTGAAGGGCCAGGAGCGCGTCACGCCGGGCCTTCGGTAGGCGGAGCGGGTTGAGCAGGCGAACGGTGTCCTCGCCGAAGGTGATGTCGGTCGAGCCGTACTTGCGCTCGGCAGCGGCGCGGATGTCGTCAAGGGTGAAAGAAGCCATGGGGGTGCGGACCTCCAGAGAGAGAAGACAGGAAAGGGCTGCGGACCTGAGAGAGAAGGGGGGGAGCCCGGCGCGGGCGGGTCCGCATCACACCCGCGCCGGGAGCTATCAGGCGGCCTGGCCAGCCACCCAGGCGGTGCCGTTCCAGTACGCCTTCGTGCCGTCGCCGAGGACGACGTGCTGACCGGTGGTCCACGCGCTCGACGGGGTGGCGATGACGCTGGACATGGCGGCGAGGTTCTCCGGGGCGACAGCGCCGTCCGGGGTGAAGGAACCGGGGCTGCCGGCGGTAGCGCCGGTTGCGAGAGTGCCGCCCAGGGGCGTGATCGCGTACGTCCAGACGTTCGAGCCGTAGGCCATCGGCTTGACGCCGAGCGGCAGACCGGCGAGGGACTCCGTGTCGGAGATCGCCATGTCGTCCGCGCGGTAAATCTCGGCGCGCGGAGCGTAGAAGGCGAAGTGGTTGTCGCCGTCCACGAAGACCGCGAGGAAGGCCGCCTGCGTCGGCTCGGGCTCGGTGGGGACACCGACCGAACCGTCCGGCAGGAGCGGGGCGTTCGCGCCGAAGTACAGCTTCAGTGCGGCCGTGTCGAACTGCTGGAGAGTGAACGTCATGGTCTCGGTCCGCGCGCTGTACTTCGTGCGCAGGGACTTGTTCTGAAGCGACCCGATGGTGGTCGCCTCGCCACCCTCGGACGTGATGCCGAAGATGTCTTCGAGGGAGGTGTGACCGACGTTCTGCCACGGGCTGACCGGGGTCAGAAGGTCCGCCGGCATAGCCGTGCCGACGGGTGCCGTCAGGTAGTTTCCGGACCCGACGACGAGGGTTGCGTTGTCGTTGATCGGCAAGGAGAGACGTTCCTTCGTTCGGGCATGAAAAAAGGCCCGCACCCTCGAAGGGGTCGGGCCTTTCGTCTGCTGCGCTTACTGGGGGAGATAGGGGCGAGTCCGCGGCTTGCGGATCTGCACGTCGTAGATCGACTCGTAGCGCCAGATCCCCGTGGGGAGGTCGGCGTACTGGACGGGGCCCGTAGCGGTCGCCCAGTCCGTAGCTCGCCTCGGCGCGGAGTTGAGGTCCACGCGGATGATGTGGCCGAGGCGCGGATACACCTTCTGGTTCAGCCAGGCGTCGCGCATGACGACGCGGACGGCCTCGCCGAGAATCGCCGCGTCCTCGTCCCCGTTGGGGTCAGGCGCGAACGTGTTGATCACGATGCGAGCCGCATCCGTGAAGCGGGTGTCGCCCTGCCACTGGCCCCAGGTCGGGTCGCGGCGGACCAGGACGAGGGGGAACTTCTCATGCAGATCGACGAGGGACTTCACCCGGACTCCGGGCAGGCCCTCGCGCAGCACGGCGAGAAGGAGATCCTCGACAGGGGACAGCTCCGCCATGGCCTTGATGTGGTCGGGGAGTCCTGCCATCAGTCGAGGTGCACCTTCCCCTTCCGCTTCTTCGGGAGGTTGGCGGCGCGGGCCAGGATGAACAGGCCGTCAGACGCGGGGATCACGTCGAGGTACGTGGAGCCGTCCTTGCGCTTCTTCACGACGATGGACTCTGCGCGGCCGTACTCGATCGACAGGGCGGCATCCTTGCCCCGCTCGTCGTCGAGGATCACGTACTTGTCGATCCAGCCGTCTTCAACGTCGATCGACGCATGGCCTTCCTGGCGGTGCTGGAGAAGCAGGGCCTCGGCTCGCGCGGCGACCTCGAAGCGCTTCTCGTCGAGGACGGCCTGAACGCCAGGGAGCTTGGCGACCCTCCGTTCGATGTTCCGCTTGTCCTTCTCGCCGTACTCGAAAATCTCTGCCATCAGGGCCGCTCCCGAATGTCGATCGACCAGTGCCGCGTGCGGCGGTCGCCGTGGTGGTAGGAGGGCGGCGTCACGATGTCCCACATGCGGCCCTGGTACTCGACGCGGGACCACAGGCTGACGCCCTCGACATGGGCGTCCACGATCATCCGCGTCACGTTGATCTGCTGCTGACCGGGAACCTCGGCCTTGCCGGACCGCTGCGGGATGAAGGCGGCCTTGACCGTGATCGGGCTGTCCTCGTCCACGGCGATGACGGTGTTGCCCCGGTTGTCGATGAACTCCTTCGTCGCCCATACGGTCGCGGTCTGGCCGCGCCTGCGCTGAACGCTCACCAGGGGCTCACCCCGTCACTGAAGAACGGGAAGGGGTCGCCGTTGTAGTCGACGGGGACGTGCCCGGCCGCGTCTCGCGCAGGGAGCTTCGTTCCCCAGGTCGAGACGGGCGCGCTGTAGATGCCGCGCTTGCGCCCGGCGAGGTCTTCGAGGAGACGGATCTCCTCGCGGGTGAAGTACACGCTGCCGGCGTCTCGGCCGTGAGCGTCCGACCAGGCCAGCGTCTCGTCACCGGCCCGGCTCTGGGTGTAGCCGTTGGGGTTGCGCACGTACCGCGCGGCGGCCTTCAGGACGAGGGTTTTCACCAGGCGAGGCGCTGTGGCCTCCGGCCACTCACGGCCGTAGGAGGCCGCAAGCTCCGAAGCGTCCGTCAGCGCCCCCGAGGCGATGCGCTCCTCGTCCTGGTCCAACTCCCAATCGAGACGGCCCTTCAGCTCGTCGAGAGTGGCGTACGCCAATGAGGCTCCTCTCGGGAGAAGGGGTGGCGGAGCTGGGTCATCTGGAATCAGGTCCAGGTGAGCCAGCTCCGCCGGTCAGATCAGGCGTTGGCCGGGTCGGTCTCCGCCTTCATGCCGGTCGGGGTCCACACCTTCGCGTCCGAGATGCCGGTGATGGTGGCCAGCTCGCTGCCGGCCGCCGGGTAGTTCGACGCGCCGTCGAGGGTGAGCTTGATGCCCCGGACGAAGTGCTCCTGAGTGGAGACGATCTCCTTCTCGTTCGCCGCGTCCCAGCCGACCAGGACATCGGTCACCGAGCGGAAGCCCGCGTAGGTGTTTACGACGGAGCGGTCCTGCATGTACAGCGGGTCGTAGTCGCGGACCCAGCGGAGCGCGATGGACTCGAACGAGGTGGTCGCGCCGTACGGGACCGACTGCGGAACGCTCGGGGCACCGGACAGGAAGATGAACGCCGAGGACGCGAAGGCGTACGCGGCATCCGCGGGGATGGTCTGGTCGACCACGATGCGGAAGCCGAAGCGCTCACCGATGGTGGCGGTACGCAGCGCGGTCTCGGCCTCGCTGTCGCCGACGTTCTGCGCGAGGTTGAGCTTGTCGTCGTTCAGGAGCGCCGACTCGAACTCGGTGCCGACCAGGAGGTAACGGCCCTCCTTCGGAGCGTGGAAGGCGTTCAGGATCCGGCGGGCCTCGATCAGCGCGCCGCGAAGGTTCTGGCCCGCGTTGCCGATGACGGCGTTGTAGGTCTGGCCGGTCAGGGTGTTGACCGCCCGGCGCTGGAGACCGCGAGCGACCGCCTTGGACTGCGGGCGCAGGAGCTTGGACCACTGGTCGATGTCGAAGTCGTTCTGCTCGTCGGTCAGCTTGACCGCCGAGTAGACGTTGCCGCCGAAGGTGACAGCGATGGTCCGCTCGCTGTACTCGTCGAAGACGATCGGCGAGGTTCGGTCGTTCCTCCACCCGTAGTCGTGGAACGGGAGGATTCCCTCGACCTTCATCGAGATCGTGTCGTTCTCGGCGCCCTTGAACTGGTCGACGCCCTGCTTCTGGAACAGGTTCGGGATGACGAGTTCCTGCTCCAGCATGCCGACTGCGGCATTGACGAGCTTCTGCGGCTTGACGACCTGATGCTGTGCGGTGGGCAAGAGTGCTACCTCCGGGGGCATGAAGAAACCCCCGGCCGAGTTAGCACGGGGGTTGCGTAAGGGGGGTCATGGGAGGGGCGCTAGAAGCGCCGGGATCGCCGCGCGAGCTTGCGCGGGTCCATCTCCCCGTCGTCCTCGTTGTCGGACGGGGTGAGGCCGCCGCCCAGGGCGGGCGGGGCGGCAGGGGTGATGAGTGCCTGAAGGGCCTTGGCGTCTGCCTCCAGCTCCTCGGGAGTCGAGCCGCGCAGACGCCCGGCCAGCTCCTCGGGGAGGTCGTACCGGCGGGCCACGGACGCGACCACGAGCGAGTGCTCCAGCTCCGCGTTCTTCTGCTTCACCTCGGCGAGGGCGGCTTCGAACTCCTCCGGGCTCTTGGCCTCGGAGAGCTTCGTCTCGGCGTCTCGCAGTCGAGTGCGGTAACCGGCCGCCTCGCTTCGGACCTTGGCCAGCTCCTTGCGGGCCCAGTCGGGCAGCTCGTCTTCCGACGTGCCGCCGGCACCCGCCTTGTCGTCCGGCTTCTGCTCGCCGTCCGGCTTCTGCTCGGGCGGAGTCTCGCCGGGCTTCTCCTCGCTCGGCTTCTCGTCAGGCTTCTCTTCGGGCACTTCACGCCTCCGGGGCTGTGTCAGTGGACTGCCGCGCCTCCTGGGCTGCGGCTCGTTGCTTCTGGCGGATGAATCGGCGCCAGACCGATACGGCGTCCTTGCCGGTGTGGCCCTTCGTGACCTCCGGCCACAGGGCCTCGTACTGCCGCGAAAGCGCGGTCAGCTCGCTCGACTGGTACTGATCCCGGTTCCAGACCGGCATCGCGTAGCAGTGGCAGTTGTCGTGGTACTTGTCGCCGTCCGCGAACGTCGCGGACTCGCGGCTCTTGTAGACCGGGCCCCGGCTGATCAACATGGCGCACCAGCCGCACGGAGTGCCCGTGCGCGACAGACGCACGTAGCCGAGGGCCCGCCCGTCGCGGCGCATGTGATTCCAGTTCGTTGACCGGGCACCGTTCATGGCGATGCGGGACGCGGCTGCGGCCTGGCGTGCGCCTGCCTGGCGGTGCGCTTCCTCGGGATCTGAATCCTCGAGTTTCAGCCGGCGGTCGAGGTTCGCGGGTCCGAGGGCTTCCAGCGCGATCCGAAGTTCCTCTTCGGCCTGGCGCTCGATGCGCTCCTCGTCCTCGCGAATCCCCTTGAGGTCCTCGACGAGGATGCGCTCCCAGTCGGGCTCGTCCTCGTCGTCCTCGTCTTGCCGGGCGGGCGAGGCTTCCCCGTCATCGACGGTCGCGGCCTCGCCCCCCTGCTCTGTGGGCGGCTCGTAGTTGCCCGCCAGTTCGGCGAACTCCCTGCGCAGGTCCGCCAGGGTCACGTACGACGGCTCAGGGTGGTACGGGTCGGCGACGGTCGTGCCGGTCTGGAGTGCTCGGGCGAGCCGGTAGTAGGCCCGCGCAAGGTCCCGGCTCTGCCGGCGCCTGCTCATCACGAGGGTGATCGCCTTGCGCAGCCAGGCCCCAGCCGTAGCGGCTCGCCGCTCGATCGGAACGTCCTGCCAGAGGGCCAGGGCCTCAGCTGTGGTCCTGGCCCCGATCTCCGTCAGCGCGACGTGGAAGGCTTTCGCAACCTCGTCGGTCTCGGCCATCCTCGCCAGCGCCATTACGCAGCCACCGCCACCGAATCCGCGGTGACCGGCTCAGGCTCGGCGGTCGCCCGCGTCAGCGCGGAAGCGAGCTGGCCCACCGAGTCTTCCTCGTCCGCGAGGTCGTCCCACTCGTCCAGCTCGGTTTGCGTGACGTTCGGGACGCGCTTCCACAGGCCCTTCGCCGGGATGCCGAGCTGCTCGCGCAGCTTGCCCAGGGCGTCAGCGGCCTGCGCGAGAGAGCGCTGCTCCATGTCGCGCCAGATGACCTCGCCCTTGAAGTCGTCCACACCGGCCGCGCCTTCCAGCTCGGCCGCCAGTCTGAAGACTCTCTCCCAAGCCTCACCGAACACGGTCCGGAACTCCTGAATCTTGCGGGAGAGCGCCGTCTCGGCAGCCTGCAAGGCTTCGGCCGACAGGTTGGCTATCTGACCCAACAGGTGATGCGGGGGGACCTGTGCGACGGCGCTCAGGTGCCGGATGCTCATGTCGATCGAGTCGATGAACCCGCCGAGCGGAGTCTCGTCCAACGATCCGAAGCGGACATCTGGGTCTTCCGCGAAGAGGAAGCGCTTCGCGTTGTGGTTGATCGGCAGGGGGATCGGGTTGCCCTGCTCGTCGTAGACGACCTCACCCGTCTCCGGGTCGCGCTGAACCGGCGGAGCCATGCCCGTGACGGTCCGGACCTTCGTCGAGCCGTACGACTGCGCGAGCAACAGATCGAAGATCGTCTGGTTGATCCGGTTCTGAAGCGGGATCATCGGCTCGATCACACCGACCGTGCGGCCTTCGAGGTCGACCGACGCGGCGAAGCGCGTGACCGGGCACTCCGAGGCACCGTGGCGCTTGCCCTTGCTGACCTTCACGCCGTCCGCGTCGTCGAGGGACTTGAAGGTGACCGCGTACTCGAAGCGGCCGTCCCACATGCGGGCGGTGCCGGCGGATTCGCCGGACGGCCAGGCGGTGACGGTCAAGGCCGCGTAGGGGGTGTCGTCATTCGCCGGGTCCTCGTACAGGGCGGCCGTCCGCAGCGCGGACAGGCCCTTCGTCAGGACCACGCCCTTCGCGCGCTCGGTCAGCGTGAACGAATGCCCGTACGTCAGCGCGCCCTTGTAGATAGCGGACTGGCGGGCGTCGAGGCGGGACCGCTGCCAGTGCTCCCACTGCGGGGAGGCAAGGTCAGCCGCCGAGCCCTGGCCCTCGTCGTCACCCGCGCGGTAGCCGTCCACGTAGAGGGCCTGCGCTGGGGTGTTGACGAGGAGCGGGGTCCAGTTCGAGATGGCCCGCTTGGCGAGGAGGCGGTACTCGTCATCCGCCATGGCGGGCATGTACGGGTCGTCATGCCTGCCGTGGAGGTAGTTGTCGATCCGGGTCAGCCGGTCTTTGTCCCGGCCAAGGATGGCGAGGAGCTGCACCGCCAGAGAAGCGGGCGTGGGGTCGGCCATGGTTCACCACCCTTGGTCTCATGTTTACACCGCTACAGGAAGAACCCTCGGCCGGTCCGCTTGCGGACCTTCTTGCCGCGGGCGCGAAGGTCGACAAGAGCCTCGTGCGCGAGCATGAGCGCGGCGTAGGCGTCGACCTTCTTCGGCGACTCCCGGCTCTCCTTGCCGAAGCTCACGCCGTAGTTGTTCGTGCGCCGCCTGGCGTTCAGTACGTGCCGGCGGAGCTTGCGGTCGCCGTCGTGGGCGAGCTTGCGATCGAAGATCGACCGCATGAGGCGTTCGTTCGCGAGGGTCGACGCCTTCAGGCTGGTACGCATGTCCCAGCCGATCGCGTCCTTGCCCGGCGCCTTCACGGCCAGGCCCTCGCCGTACGTCGCCGACCACTCGGAGATGTAGGACTCCCAGAGCGCCACGTCGGCGTACATGCTCTGCACGGAGAAGACCCGGAAGGCGTCGTGCACAGCCGAGTCGACCTGATCGCGGGGGACTTCCCAGTCCTTCCCTTGCGGGCCGTCCGGCTTCTCCCACAGGCCGAGCACGAAGGCGCACATGTCCTTGACGCGCAGAGCCACCAGGGCCGTGCTGTCGTCGCGGAGGCCGCCGTCGAACCCGATTGTGATCTCGTCGCCGGGCTGGAGCTGCTTCGCGTCGTCCCGCAGGACATCCCACTCGGCAGGGCCGAAGAGGGCGTCCTCGGACGCAACGATCTGGTTCAGCCACATACGCCGCGAGCGGCTGGGCGCGATCGTCGTGTCGAGGATCGACTGAAGGATCGTCTCGACCCGCAGCCACACCGCGTCACCGCGGATCTTCGGCAAGACGATCCGAATTGCCTCGGGAGTCAGGGGAGTTGCGGGGTGCGCCTCGATCGAGTCATACATGAAGCCGATGTCGGCCGCCCGGCCTTCGAGGATCTTCTCGAAAGCCTCGCGCATCCGCTCGGCCACGCTGTCTTCGCCGGGCAGGTAGGCGTTCGTGATCGCGAGGTAACGGCTGTCCTTCTTGGTGGCGTTACCGTCGATCGTCTCGTACATGCGGTCGCCGTTGTTGCCGGTCACCCAGTGATGCGTCTCATTGAGCACCGTGAACGTGACTCGGCCACCTTCCAGCGCGCGGAAGGAGCTGGTGACCGCTTCGAGCCTCTGCCGGCCACCGTTCGCACGGATCAGCTCGGCCCCGGCCTTGATGCCGTACGTCTCGATGAGCTTGTCGCTCATGAGGCTCGGCATCAGGGTCATGGTGTTGCGGGTCTGGTCGCGGCTGACGGCCGCGATCTGCACCCACGCCTGCGGGTGTGCAACGCCGACCGGCTGCCCGTCCGGGCCCCAGTGCGAGAAGCGGCTCGGGCCGACGAACTCGACGAGCGAGATCACGGCCAAGAGCGGGTCCTTGCCCCAGCCCTTGAGCCTCTGCAAGACGCCCTTGCGGTAGATGAAGCGGCCGGCGTCGTCGACCGCGTACCACCACAGGACGAAGCGGAGCTGCTCGCGCGTGAAGCGCCAGGGCCCGCCGTCCTCGGCCTTCAGGAACTCGGCGCACCAACCGGCGATCTGCCACCCGAGCGTGTACTCGGGGAGCTTCCAAGAGCCGTCCGGCTCGCGCGCCCAGGTGGGGCCGAGGAAGCTCGGTTCGAGGGCCTCGATCTCTTCCTCGGTGAGGGCCGGGGGAGCCTTCATCATGAGACTCACCCCCCGGCGTTACTCGGCGAGTCCGAGATCCTTCTTGTAGTCGGCGATGGCGAGGACAGCCGCGGACTGCTCCTCGGGCTCGGGCTCATGCAGTTCGATGCGCACGCGGCGCCGGTCGCCCTCGGCGACGAGGAGCCGCTCGAAGGCGCTGTAGATGGTCTGGAGCATCTGACCCGACCGCTTCCCCGACTTCTTGTAGAAGGAGAGGTCTTCGCAGAGGGAGTAGGCGAGGGCCCAGTCGCTCGCCTGGTAGAAGTCGGCCTGGCCGGACTCCTTCAGGGAGTCCCATAGGCGCTTCGCGATCGGGTGCCAGGAGCGGTCGCCGTTCGGCACCTTCGTGGGCCGGGCGACGCCGCGCGTCACCGACTGAACGTCGCCGCCCTTGCGCTCGCGGGGGCGAGCCAGGTCGGCTTCACGGTTGGGTACGGGGCCGGGCACTGGCTCACCTCCTTCGAGTTAGGTCAGAACGTCCCGCCAGTCAGGAAGTGGGCGGAGAGCCAGGCCATGAACGCGACCAGGACGAAGCGGCGCAGCCGGGTTGTCCGGTCCGGCACGGTGCCCTTCGCGGTGTGGAACCACCGCCAGACGTGCTCGGACAGCGTGTCGCCGGGGTCCTTCAGGTAGAGAGCGGCGCCCTCGATGAGGACGAAGAGGCCGATCCAGGCGACCCAGGCAGCAGTGAACACGGCCCCCCTCGTGCAGATGCGATCATGAAGATCATTAGTTACGAATGGAGTATGGGAAAGCGGGAGCGGGAACGACGGAGGCAGAGAGAGCAGAGAGGGCCGCTCATCTTCATCAGTCACGCCACGGCGGACTCGGATAAGCCGCTCGTCGAAGCTCTATGCACCTTTATGAAAGGCGCAGGGCTGGGCTCCGGAGACTACTTTTGCAGCTCACAGACGCCGTACTGGTTCGATCCAGGCAAGAACGACGCATCCCAGATATACGGCCTTCTGGACCGGGCAGTAGTCTTCTTGCAGCTCACGACAAAGGTGTTCTTGGAGCGGCCGAATTGCCTGCTGGAGGTGGGGTACGCGATCAGTCGCCGCCGACGCGATCAAGCAGACCGGCGTGCCCACCGCCTCCAGATGCTGCCGGTAGTGGTGCCACCTGTGGACTTCGAGCCCATAAATATGATGAAGCTCGGTACTGCGATCTCACTGGACGACGACACGAAGAATGTGAAGCTATTCGCGGCTCAGCTGCGAAAGCTACTTGAGCAGAGCGGCCAGCCGATCCATGATGACTCGTGGACCGCCGCTGCTGGGCAATTCGTGAGCAACGATTGGCCCAAAGCACTGTCGGACTATCGTAGACAATCCGACGACAAAGTTGCTTAGAGCAAGCCGGGATGAGCCTCGGTCCGCTTGAATCGCTTGCCGATCTGGCGCCGCTTGGCGGCCAGGGCGAGAGCGCCTTCGCGGGAAGATTTGGCCTGGTGATGCCACCCGCAGAGCGATCTCAGGTTGGCTTCTCGATGGTCGTCACCAGGCACGATGTGGTCCACGTCCGTGGCTGCTTCCTCGCACCGCACGCCGTACTGGTCGCGATGAGTGCAGCGATGGCCGTCGCGGCGAAGGACGCGGAGCCGGATTCTCGGCCAGTCCGCCGGCAGGCGCTCGCGCCTGTCTGAGCCGGACCAGTTCGGCATTCACACCCCCAGGTCGAGGAGGGCCGCGAACGCGGCTGATGCCTGCTGGGGGACGACGCCGTTACCGAGGATCTGGAGCTGCTGTCCGCGCGTCAGGCCGGGCACGTCGGTGACGTAGCCGCGAGGCAGGCCCATGAGCCATTCGACCCATCGCGCGCTGACGCGCGGGCTGCCCTGAAGGCCGATCTCGGTAGGCGGGGGAGCGGCCCGGCCGGTCACGTCCTCCCATCGACGGATGCCGGGAAGGTACTCGCCCCACCAGGAAGCGGGGGAGTGAGGCCCGTCGACCTCGGGCTCGGGGTCGCGGCCTTCGCGCAGCGCACACGAGTACGGAAGGGAGAAGGACGCCTCGTCGTCGAGGGTTGGCCCGTGGCCACCAGCTCGGCGTTCGGCCGGCGGGCGGGGCCCGCCGTTAGACCCGAGGTTCGCGGTCGGCGTCTTCAGGGGTCGCGATGCAGAACCAGCGGTCGCGGAGGTGGGGAGCACCTGCTTCGGAAGCTCGTACGCACACCCACCGCGCGCTGTACCCGATCGCGGCCAGGTCGGAGACGACGACTTCGAGGCCGCGCGTCCGGAGGTTCGAGACGTTCTCCAGGAAGAGGAGCTGGGGTCGAATGACGCGAACTGCTTCAGCGACGTGGACCCAGACTCCAGAGCGAGCGCCTCGTATGCCAACCCGGTTCCCCGCAATCGAGATGTCCTGGCAGGGGAACCCCGCAGTGATCACGTCGACCAGGCCCACGAGCTGAGCCCAGTCGATGTCGCAGATGTCGCCGAGGTTGGGAGCGTCCGGATACCTCTCGGCCAGGACGGCACTCGGGCCGGGCGCGCTCTCCGCCACGTACACGACGCGGCCGTTCACGAGAGGGGCCACAGCCATACCGAGGCCGCCGTACCCAGCGCAGAGTTCGAGGAGTCTCAAGCAGACCCCCTCGCGCGAAAGACGTACGTACTCGCGTCCTTCGTCTTCGACCAGGGGCCCCTTCGGGGCCAAGCCTTCAACTTGCGCTGTACGTACGGCGTCTTCATGCAGGCGAGCCCCGACAGGGGCTCAAGCCTCGCGAGCCTCGCGACTTACGTACTTACACTTACAAGTCGCTAAATGATCTTGGTTTCGGAAACGGCAAAGCCTGTGACCTCGCTCACACTCCGACGGCGCCAGAAGGGCGACGGCGAAGGAGTGCAGCGGCGAAGAAGTAGTGCCGCCCGGAGGGCGGACAGCATGAAGACGGCTTGCGACTGTGGCGGCCGGTTGGCCGCCCCTTCGTGAAGACGCGAAGACGTACTTCGCTCAGCGAGCACCATGCGACCGCCCTCGCTACCGTCGAAGTATGTCCGTCCCTGGCGAACCTCAGCCGGTCTCGACCGCCGTCGAGCTGCTCACGCTGTATCTCGGGCCAAACGGGCCACTGGAGGCCCTGAACCACTGGGAGAGGGCGAAGGGGGACTGGGGAGGCAACGGCGAGGTGACGGGTGTCCTCGCCTTGCTGGACATGAACAAGCGACTCCTCTTCGCCCTGGCGCAAGTGAGTGGCGCTGACGACCCGAATGCGTTCGCCGTCGAGTACCTGCGAGCGCTGGCCCTCGGCAGTGAGGGCGCTGACGACACGTGAGGCGGCGCCCATTCTTGTGCAGTGCCGGCGGATGCCCTGCAGAACGCCTCTACCGCCGCTGACCTGCGGAAACTTGCGGCGCCGCGGGGTGCGTGCTAGCCCTCCCGCCGACCTTGGAACCGTGGCAGAATCCGAGCTGCTAAGACGAGGCGGCCGGGAAGACATCGCCAAAAGGGTCATAGCCCCTACCCCTGCCGATCGCGGGTCAAGACGGACGCATGAGTGCCAGGCTGGCCGCTTGGTTGCGAAACGGACATCGAGGCATCAGGCCGGCCGCTTGGGCTCGGAAACGGACATGCTTAGGCATGTCTACACGTCGAGTGCATCGCAGTGCATAGGTGTACGTCAGCCACACACAGGCACACGAGAGACACAGCGCAACGCAATGGCATAGGGCAGGACTAAGCCAGGCAGACAGCACAGACAGGCCAGAGTGGACAGCGCGCACGCGCGTATAGAGGCTAAGGACTCCGGCCCCGTCGGGAGCGGGCGGGAATCCGGGGGTGCCGAACGGTCCGCGAGTCGTGTTAAGGTGAGACCACACCGCACCGAACGGCACGGCAACGGGCCAGACGGAACGGCACGCAGGACCGGGAAACCGCAGCTCACGCAAGGGGGTTGCGGATAGGACCGGGAATCGTGTTAAGGTGTGACCACGCCGAACGGACCGCAAGGTTCGGGAGTGCAGCGATCCGGCCACACGGTCCGGGCGGTAGGACAATGGGAGTGCCTACCGCTGACCAGGCCAAACGCGAAACTCCGAACGGCAAGCGTGATAAGGTGAGACCACGTCGATCCAAGCGGGTCGGCGAAAAAAACCCGCTGGTGTAAACTTGAGACCAGCGAACCCCGAAGGGTAAGGTCACATGACCGAGTACGTGTTCAGCGACGCCGACCGCGAGTACGGCAAGCGCGTCGGAGTCAAGAAGTCGGACGGCGACTTCAGGTGTTACCAGTGCATCGACTTCAGCTTCTACGAGCGTGAGGTCACCGAGTCGGACGCGGAGGAGCGGTGCACCTACTGCGGGGGGTTCGTCTTCATCACCCCGCAGGTGATCGCCCAGCTTGAGGCCCCGAAGCAGGCCCGGCCGGTCAACCTCTCGAAGCCCGAAGTTCAGCGGTTCGACCTGCTGTCCATCGCCTTCCACCTGCGCAACCGCCTGGACGACGTGTCGTACGCCTACGACAAGGCCCGTCAGCGGATCGCGGAGCTGGAGGCCCGTCTCGCCGAGTTCGAGAACGAGGACGCCGGTTTCGTCGAGACCGTCGACTTCTAAGCACCCGCTGTAAACATTGGATCGGCCGCCCCTGCCCAAACAGGGAGTGGGAGGGGCGGCCCCTCTCCTGAATGCGAGGACACATGTCGACCATCGTTGCCCCCTCCGAGGCCCGCTGGTACCTGATGCTGATCGTCGAGGACACCCAGGGCGAGACGACGTACATCGACCACTACCTCGACGACGAGCCCGACGACGTGTGGGAGTTCATCCCCGAAGGCTGGGGTCTGCTCGAAGACGAGTCCGAGGAGATCATCCGAGGCGCGTACGACTGCGAGTGCTGCGGGATGCACATCATGAACGCTCGCGAGTGCCAGTCCTGTCGAGACTCGGAGTGCGACCCGGCCGAGACGTGGCACTGCTTCACGAGCTACTGCGACGGCTCCGGGTGCACCTTCGAGGGCGAGTGCGAGCCGACGCACGAGATCCGGGTCTGGCGCGAGAACGGCGACCTCGTGGGCCTGTGGGAGGTCGAGCCGGTCAAGGGTGGGACGTTCCTGGTCACCCAGCGCGAGGGATACGAGCGCGACGCAGAGTCCCGCTTCACCTCCCTCTGGTCGGCCTGGCAGTACGCCCAGGGCTGCGCCGAGATGCACGCGGCCGAACTCCGCCGCGAGTGCGCCGAGTCCGGCTACTGCGAGGGCGACGACTGCGGCGTAATGCACGAGCACGGGATCTCCGTGCAGGAGGTCACCACGAACAGCGATCTCGCACGGGCCTGACCCACCCCTGAACTGCCGTCCCTCCCTGACCTCCCCCTCTCGGGGAGGGGCGGCCCGACTCCCCCCGGATGCAAAGGCGAAACACCCCGCATGGGGTGTCAGCGGGAGGCGGTTCCTCCCCTCTGACGATGCCAGCCCGCATCGAACCATCCCCGAACGTGAGGATCACATGAGCACGTCCCTGCGCGACGCCATCGAGGCTGCCGCCGGCATGGTGGACCAGCACCGCGGAGTGGTCTGTCTCGCACTGGCCACCGACCGCGAGGAACTGCGACTCGCCGCCCAGCGGTTCCGCAGCCGCGCGATTCACAACCTGGCCAACGAGTACGACGACGAGTCGGGCCTCGCCGGTCACGTCGGTACCGCGCTGACCAACCGCGTGAACACCCCGGCCTTCTGGGTCGAGCACCACTGGCAGACCATCTTGGCCGCCGTGGTCCGCCGTGAGGCCGCCGACCTCGCCCACCGCCGGTCCCTCTTGAAGTGGCTGGGCGGGTACGAGGGCCCGACCGATGCGCCGGTCTTCAAGGTCCAGTCCTGGCAGTACAAGTCGGCCGGTCAGCGCGCCGAAGCGCTCGCCGAAGTCAAGGCCGCGCTTACCGCCGTACGCGACGCCTCCACCCCTGCCGCCGCCTGACCCTCCCCCCCCATGAAAGCGAGTCCAGCCATGATCAAGCCCGACGACCAGATCGCCTTCCTGGCCCCCGAGTGCTACGCGCTCTCCGTCCTCCTCCGCTTCGGTGACGTGGTGATCGCCGGGTTCTACGAGCCCTTCGAGATCGACCCCCGCGAGTTGGCGGTGATGACGTTCGACCTCCCCACCTACGCCGAGCGTGAGGACGCCGCGAAGGCCCGGATCGACGAGGCCGCGATCGGCCACATCCTCGACGGCTGGGACCTGATCTCCGTCTGACCCTACCCATCGGCCGCCCCTGTCCACACAGGGAGAGGGTGGGGGCGGCCCCCTACCGCGAAAGCGAGGAAACATGATCACGGTCCGTAAGGTCGACCCGCAAGTCTGGATCGGCTGCCTGGCCTGCTACAACGCCGGTCGCCTGGTGGGTGATTGGTACTCCGCCGACACGGCCGACCTGGTCACCCCGGCCGACCTGCACAAGCGGGAGACCTCCCACGAGGAACTGTGGGTCTTCGACCACGAGGGGTTCTGCGGAGCGCTGGAGGGCGAGTGCTCGCCGTCCGAGGCGGCCGAGATCGCCGAGGCCCTGGCCAGCCTGACAGAGGACGAGGCCCAAGCGTTCGCCTGCTGGGTTGAGGTGTTCGGCGAGCAGTCCGACCGCGCCCACTGGGTCGACAAGTTCCGCGACGCCTACCGGGGCTTCTACGACGACGAGGCGGCCTACGCCCAGGAATGGGCCGAGAACACGTCCTCCGACGAGGACAAGGAGCGCATGACGCGCTGGCCCTTCAACGAGATCGACTGGACGAGGGCGGCCGAGGAACTGTTCAGCGGCGGCCTGCACGCCGAAGAGGTGCCCGGCGGAATCCACGTCTTCTGGTCCGACTGACCCGACCCGCTTCTCACAGCACGCACTGTAAACATGAGACCACAGGAAGAGACGCACATGATGCCGACCATCCGAAACGCCGAGTCGATCGCACTCGACAGGATCAAGAACCTCGTCGCCGACGTGCTCAAGACCGCGCGAGAGGTCACCGCCTGGCGCAACGACTACGACCCCGGCACGCAGGAGTGGTACACGCTCTGCAACCTCGCCCAGACCGCCGAGAGCCTGGCCCTCTCCCTCCCGGTCGAGATGCTCCCCGACGAGGAGTGGCGCTACGTCAGCCCCGCCGAGTACGCGGCCGTAGACGAGATCCTCGCGCTGCTCGAAGGGAGCGAGGTCAAGTGAAGCTCCTCCGCGCCATCGTCGCCGGATTCGCCGCCGCCGTCTTCCTGATCCTCGCCGACTACGCAGGCGCCTACCACCTGCCCGAGCCCGCGAAGCCGAAGCCCGCCCACCCCGCACCCACCTTTGACCAGCGCATGAAGGCCGAAGGCCGCGAGTTCTGGGGCGAGGTCGACGGACACCGCGACTGCTGGGCCCGCATCGGCGACACCTCGTACGTCCTGTGCCGCGACGGCTACCGCACCACTTCCTGACGCAAGCGGCCCCCTCCCACAGGGAGAGGGAGGGGGCCACCACTCGAAAGGCTACAACCCGATGGACTCGATCCGCTGCGGTGACTGCGGCGCCCCCTTCGGCCTCCGGGCAGACGGTCTCTTCCAATGCGACGGAGACCAGGCCCACCCCCTCGACCCCCGAGACATCGACCTCGACGGCTCCGACGTTTGGGCGGTCGACGCCGCCGGCACTCTCGTGATCGTCGCCGACCCCGCCGTCAGCGCCGAGTGGGCCGCGCGAGGCCCTCGACACCTACTTCGAGGACGAGCCCGGCTCCTGGTGTGAGGGCGACTCGATGCGCTCCTTCCTCGAAGCGGTCGACGAACTCCTCGACGCAGCCCGTGCGGGCCTCCCCCTCCCCAACTTCCCCTGAGAGAAGCCGACATGAAGAACCTGCGCGACCACATCGACCTGACCGAAGAGAAGCGCCAGATCGACGCCGACATGCAGCACGCCGTGACCTTGGACTTCGGCCCCTACCTCGGCTACCTCGCCCACTACGGCCAGACGCTCGACCGCATGGCAGGCGAGTACCGACAGCACGAGATCGCCCGCCGAATCCTCACCGCGTACGCCGACGAGGCCCTCGACCGCGCCAACGGCAACTGACACCCCAACTCCCCTGAAAGACAGGCGACATGACCACCACTCCGTTCCTCTCCGCGTTCCTGCGCCCCAACCCGCGCAACCTGGAAAGCCTCAAAGCGGCCTGGGCCCGCATGCTCGAACTCGGCTACACCACCCGCACCGAGCCGGTCACCGAGCCCGACGGATGCACCCGCACCCGATGCGCCGGGGTCCACGAGGGCTACCCCGGCAGTGAGCACCGATGGGCCCTTCACTGCCTGCTCTGCGCCGCCGACATCGAGGTCTTCTACAGCCACATGCGGGAGCGCAAGGGCAAGAACCCGGCCCCGCCTCGCCGCCACAAGGGCTGCAAGTTCACCGGCCCGAGCCGTGCCAGCGCCCGCGCCGCCCGCTACGCCGAACTCGGCCTCGACCTCCCCGCGTGGGACACCGACGCCCACGCCGCCCGCCTCGCCGCCTGATCCACTCGAAGGAGACCAACATGTCCGACGTTCTCGCCACCACCGAAGACGGCCGCTACCGCGTGCGCCTGGTGCTCGACGAGCACCCCGAGAATCCCCGCAACGACGCCGAGACGCTCGCCCACGTCATTACGATCGACACCCACCTCGGGCAGTACCACCCCGTCGACAAGGACGGCGGCCCGCTCGCCTGGGCCTGGGAGCGCCTGAAGTGGAACCGCTGGACCGGCATCGACATCTTCACGCGCTACGTCTCGATCTTCCATGGCGGAATCGTCCTGGAGTCCTCCCCGATCAGCGGCCCCCGCTCCCTCTGGTACATGACCGGCGAGGAAGCGGCAGCCCTCGACGCCGGACTCCTGACCGAGGGCTACATCGAGGCCGAGATGCAGGAGTACGAAGCCTGGGCCGAGGGCGACGTGTGGGGCTTCGTGGTCGAGGAGCGCGTCGACTGGACGCGCGACGACGACGAGGGCGAGCACATGCAGACGTGGGAGCACGTCGACTCCTGCTTCGGCTTCTACGGCAAGCCCTACGCCCGATCCCAGGCCCGCGAGGCCCTCCAGTTCTACGCCGCACGCCCCGCCGGCATCGCGGCCTGACCCCGAAGGGAAGTCTCATGAAGACGCACACCGACCGCCTGACCCTCTCGGACGGCGCGAGCATGCGAGTCCGCATCGAGCGCGGCCTCACGGGTGACGCCGTGTTCCACGAGCAGAACGCCAACAACCCGCGCGGCGGAGGCCGGATCTACTGGAGCGGCGAGGGCCTCTACCTGATGTTCGGTGACGGGCTGCTCCGCATGCAGAACCCCCGCTTCGAGATGGCCCAGACCCTCTCCGACGCCGCCGAGAAGGCCCTCGCCTTCTTCGTGGAGTGCGCCGAGAACTGCATCCAGCACGCCAAGGCCGAGGGCATCCCCGTCCACGCCTGCTACGGAGCCTGACCCCCACCCAGCATCACGGCCGCCCCGTCCACACAGGGAGAGGGCAGGGCGGCCCCTCACAGAGAGCAGAGAGACCATGAGCGAGACCAAGTTCGAGTACGCCGGACACGTCGGCCTGTCCTTCGGGACCGTCTACTTCGAGCGCCTGGCCGTCGAACCCAACGACAAGCCGTGGGCCACCACCGACCGGCCCTGGGTGACCGCCTACCGCGTGACCGGCCCCCGAATCCGCGGGACGGTCCGGATCATGCCGAAGTACGACGAGCCGCTCGTCACCTGGCACACCAACGGCCCGAACGAGAACGCCTGGGAGTTCCTCCCGTCCGGCTTCTACGTCGGGTACGGCCGGGCCCACTACGCGGACTGCGAGGGCGACCTCGAAGTGTGGGGGTCAACCCTGGCCGAAGGAGTACACGTCTACACCAAGCGCGAGATGGACTGGAACTTCTCGGTGCGCCGCAGGGAAGGCGGCATCGACGACTACCCGGCCCCGAGGGGAACGCGCGACAAGACGCGCGAGCTGATCCGGGCCCTGGTCGAGCTGCACCAGGAAGACGCCGCGCTCGTCCACGCCAAGGCCGCCGCACTCGCCCGCGAGAAGCGCGCCAAGCGCACGGCCGCGCTGCGCGAGGAGTACCGCGAGGTCGACCGGATGCTCCGCGAACTCCAGGGCCGCCACGCCGAGCTTCAGATGCGCCGCAGCCTCATGGAAGGCGAGTGGTCCTTCGAGACCGCCATCGACGAGGCGGCCCCGGCCGCCGACGCCCAGACCGCCTGACCCGTCCACCAAGGAGACAGACAGATGAACGCCCCGCTGATCGGCCTTGCCGGCGCCGCCCGCTCGGGCAAGGACACCGCCGCTCAGGCCCTCCTCGACACGGGCTGGACCCGCCGGGCCTTCGCGGACAAGGTGCGGGCCATCCTGTACGCCACCGACCTCCTGCTCGACGAGCCCTCGTACTCCCGCGGATTCACGACCCTGCGGTACGAGGTCGACCAGTACGGCTGGGAGGCCGTGAAGGAGATGTACCCGGAGGTTCGCCGCTACCTCCAGCGGCTCGGCACCGAAGGCGGCCGGGAGATCCTCGGCGAGAACGTCTGGGTGGACGCCCTCTTCCGCGACCGGGACACCTGGGGGCCGACCGTGATCACGGACGTGCGCTTCCCCAACGAGGCTGACGCGATCCGGGCCCGTGGCGGGCTGGTCGTCGCCATCGAACGCCCCGGTCAGACGCTCATCCGCGAGTCGGGCCACGCGAGCGAGAACGCCCTCGCCGGGTACCTGTTCGACGACGTGATCCGCAACGACGGCTCCGTGGCGCAGCTCCATGACCGTGTGATGCAGCTCATCCCGCTCATCATGTAAACATGAGACCTACATGTTAAGGTTGGTCCATGCGACTGACCCCCCGGAAGGAAGAGGTCGAAGCCATCAAGGCGCTCTTGGAGGACCCCACCTTCGAGAGCGCCGACCAGATGGCCAAGGCGGTCTTCAAGGAAGCCGCCGACCTCATTCAAATGCGCAACATGATCGCCCTCGTCCACACCTGGGCGGACGGTCACCGCGGCCTGAACTTCGGCCCCTTCGGCAGCGAAGCGGAGGTCAAGACCTTCGCCTCGAAGATGGCGTTCGGAGGCACAGGCCGCATGGTCCAACTACACAGCCCCGGCGTGATGTTGGCCAACGTGGACGGCAAGAAGGGCTGGAAGGGCTACTGCTTCCACCCCGAATGCGGCCACGCGCCCTTCACCCACTCCGCAGCGGGCGCCGGCAGAGGCGCCTGCCAACTCCCCACCTGCCCGTGCGACAAGTTCCGGGCGAAATGACTCCAGAACGGAAACCACCATGACCGACGCACTCCGCGCCCCCAAGATGACCGACGCCGAGATCGCCGAGCTGCGAGCCCTCCGCGAGGGATACCACGTCACCGACGACTTCCTCGTCCGCCTCGCCACCCACTTCGTACAGGCCGAGATCGACGGCGTACTCAACCCGGCCCGCCACCTCGCCGACTACCTCGGAGTCCAGCGTCAGACCGTCCTCACCTACATGCGCATGGCCCGACGCAAGGGCCTCGTCGCAAAGCCCCGGCCCTAACCCCCGTAAGGAGAACCCCCATGAAGACCGTCGACTTCCACACCTGCGAGTGCTCGGACAAGCGGGCCTTCCCTGACAAGCGCTCCGCCGAGAAGGCACTCGGCCGCGCCCAGGCCAAGCGAGACCGCCAGGCCCAGTCGATCCGTGGACGCGGCCCGATCAACCGCGAGAACCGCGTCTACGAGTGCGAGTTCGGCATGTGGCACCTGACGAAGCAGTCCCGCCGCTCCTACGAGGAGTACGCCGCCAACTACGCGGCCTAG